AGACATTTGGTCCAACTTATAAAAGCACAGATTATTTAAGACTAGGATACGAAGGACTTTTAAATGGTACTCATGAATTTGATCCAGCTTTAGTTGCAGCTAAACAAGAAGAATTAGCTGGAAAATTCTGTAAGGTAGGAGCTAATGGAGTTGCTTTAGCTTCTGACGGTGGAGCAGACGCCGTTGGTTTATTTAGAGAAGATTTAGGAGATATGGTAAATGCTTCTTTAAAGGCTTCTTTCTACTTTAGAGGCGGAGAATACTATGTACATGAATCAAGAGTTGCTGATGGTGCAGTAGATGATTTAGCAGTTGGAGACAAGATTACTTCAGATGCTGAAGGAAAGATCAGAAAGGCAGATCCTGCAAAAGATACTTGTTTAGGTGTTGTTACTCATATCGGTAGATATACAGCTGGTAACATGTATGAATGGGCTGAAGCTGGTTTTGATGCTGAAAAATATATTGGATTTATAATGTATATCTAATTTAGAGGAGGAAAACATATCATGGCAATGACAAACGAAGAAAAAGAATATTTAATTTCTAAAGCGCTTAAATTAAAATTAGATATTGTTCATTGTTATTTGTTTTCTGTTTCAGGCGCTCTAGTAAAGTAATTTATTGGATAAAAATTAACTAATTGCTGGAAAATTCTTATTAATTATAAATACCTAGAAGGTTATAATGTTATAGTTAAGAATAATCAGCAGGAAAGATTATTTAAAATTTAATAAAATCCTCAGAGACTACACGTTAATCTCCTTTAATTATAAAGGATGAAGATATAGTCCATAAACGTGAAACAGAAGAAGGTCGTAGCGCATTAGCTGCTGCTATGGCAAACCCTATAAGAGTTTCTCTTGACTATCAAGGTGTCGGAAGAAAACTTTTAGTTGTTGACCCATTACCACAAGGAGCTTAAAAACAGGAAGGGCTCCCATATAAAGTAATTTGTATGATAATAATTTAACTAAATGCTGGAACATTCATTGATATTTTTAAATTACTATTTACTTTTATAAGTAAAAGTTATAATATTTAAATATAGAATAATCAGCAAGAAAGGATAATTATTATGATAGAACAAGAAAATATAGATTATGTTGTTTGTAAAATTTGTGGAGAAAAAAAGAAATGCTTATCAAAACATATTGTAAATAAGCATAACATTACTGTAAAAAAATATAAAGATATTTACAAATGTGAAATAGAATGCAAAAAAAGTAAATCTATAAGAGCTAATAATAGAAGGAATACTATAAGAAAAAAATACAATGTTGATAATATTTCTCAATTGCCACAAATAAAAAAGAAAATTTCTAATTCTTGTAAACAAACATGTTTAGAAAAATATGGTTGTGAAAATGTATTTCAAGACAAAGAAATAAAGAAAAAAGCTAGAGAGAATAGACAAAAAACGTTAATAGATAAATATGGAACAGATAATATAATGGAGATACCAGAAGTTTTAGAAAAAATGACTAATACTATAAAAGCAATGTGGAATGATAAAAATAGTATATACAATTCTGAAGAATATGGTAAATTTTCTAATATAGAACCAAATAAAGCTGAAAAAAAGATATTAGATATGAATATTCCAAAATTAGTATATACTGGTAATTTTTCTCATTGGATTACATTTAATAATGATAGAAGAAAAAATCCAGATTTTATAATTAAACCTTTTTCGGAAACAAAAAAAGTAATAGAATTATTTGGTGGAAAAGATTTTTTTCATACAAAGCAAGAAGAAAAAGAAATAATAGAATTATATAAAGAAGTTGGAGTAGAATGTTTAATTATATGGGATTATGAATTAAAAAATAAAAATTTATTAAATGTGAAAAATAAAATTCTTGATTTTATTAATAATTAAAATCTTCAACGACTACACGTTAAACTCCTTTAATTATAAAGGATGAAGATATAGTCTACGCGAAAAAAATTCGCTTCCTGTATATGACAAGGATGTAAAAAACTTAGCATTTGCATCCCTTATAAAGTAATTTATAAGTAAAAAAATTAACTAAATGCTGGAAATTTTAAAAAAATTAAATTACTATTTACTTTCATTGTAAAGAGTCATAACATTTAATTAACAAAATAATCAGCAAGAAAGGAATTATAGTAAATGATTAAAAATTTTAATTATACTATTAAATCATTTATTAATAATTAATCTTCAGAGACTACATGTTAATCTCCTAATAAAAAGGATGAAGATATAGTCCATAAATGAGATGCTAAGGCTTTCGTAATCAGTAAGAGAGGACAAGTTCCAGATCAAGTTGTTGAAGGCGAAAGAGTAATGGTTCCTACATTTGAAATTGTTTCTTATCCACAAGTAAGATTCTCTCAAATTAAGGAAAGAAGATTTAATGTTATTGACAGAGCTCAAATGAGGGCTAAGGCAGACATAATGGCGGTTGAAGATGAAGAAATCTTCAGATTAGTAGACGAAGCAGCTACTTCAGGTCCAAATGTAGTAACAGTTTCTACTCAAGGATTAACAAGAGCAGCTTTAACTCAAGCATTTAAGGAAATCGAAAAGCATGACTTAGTAGTAACTAAGATAGTAATGAATGCTCAAGCTTTTGCAGATATAAGAACTTGGGGTAGAGACGAATTTGATCCAGTTACTCAACATGAGGTTCTTCAGACTGGCTTATTCGGACACATTTGGACAGCAGATATCCTAATCAGTAAGAAAGTTCCTCTTGATACTGTTTATGTTTTAGCTGATCCAGAATTTGTAGGTGTAATGCCAGTAAGACAAGACATTCAAGTAATCCCAGCTGACAAGCCAGAAATGTTAAGAGTTGGTTGGATTGTTTACGAAGAAATCGGTCTATCAGTAGTTAACCCATTAGGTGTAGCTAAGATAATAATCAATCACTAATCAATATTAAATTGTACGGATTTAGAAAGAATACTTTTTTTGGTATTCTTTCTTTTTTTATTTCTTTTCTTATCATATAATTTTTTAAAAGAAGTGAACAACTTTTAAAAACTTTTTATAAAAAAAATTAAAAACACTGGTTACAAATTTAAGAAATTAGTATATAATTAATATAAGAAAAGGAGGTTTTAGTATGGCTAACAAACCATTAAAAAAATATAAAGTAGCGAACAAGTATCGTTCAGATATTGATTTTACAACAGCAAATTATAAGAAAGCAAATTTAATAAGAATTCTTCAATATGAAGAAATTGAATATACTATAGGAGAAAGAAATAAGATTTTTGTTAATGGAGTAGAAAAACAACTTAATGATGAAGAATATGCAAAAGCAGAAGAAAAGTATAGTAAAATTTTACCACTTTGGGAAACTGATATGAAGAATGCAAAGAAGTACGAAGATTTATATAATGATAGAAAGTGGATAATAGGTAGAAGAGAACAAATTAGGAAACATCCAAAATTATTAGTATTTGATAATGGTTTTAAGTTAAAAGTAGGATTTCTTTGGAAGCATCAACCATTTACTCAAAGACCAACTTATAATGTTGGACAAAATAAGAAATTTGTAAAAATGTTTTATGTTTATAATGAAGCTGGAGAAGTAATATTAGAAGATGAAAATTGGGGTTCAATTTTAGCAAGAACAGGACAATATATAAAGGATAATGCAAGACATTTTTATGATAGCTATGAAAAACTTATGATTAGAGGTTATTGCAAATCAGAAGCAAAATATTTCGATATTGTACAATACGATATTTTAGAAACAAAATGGTTATTAGATTGGAAGAGCGATCGTGTTTGTGAACAAAAATAAAAGGAGATTTTTTAAATGAAAAAAGAAAAGATTATCATTTGTAAGAAGTGCGAAAACACTTACAATAATAAAATCAAAAGATGTCCAAATTGCGGAACCATAAATAAGAAGCTATTATTTAAAAGAATTAGAAGATTAGTTAGTTTACTATTAATAGTAGCTATTGGTTTTTTAGGATTTACTTTATTGAATAAAGATGAAGATAAAAACATTGATGTTGACGTTAATGATAATATTCATAAGATAGAAGATAATAATGAAAATCAAAATAACAAAAATCAAAATAATGAAATTCCAGATGTAGATAATGTAGATCCTATTGTTCCAGAAACACCAGATAACACTGAACAAAACGACAAAATAACTGAAGATTCAACAGACAATAATGATAATTTTACTATTGAAAATAATGAAAATAATAAAAGTAGTTTAGATAGGTCTAATTCAGTTGCTCAAGAAGTAAATTTACCTTCAGGTAAATATACTGTAGGAAATGAAATTCAAATTGGTAGATATGTTTGTACTTTAGCTGAAGGTACTGGAACTATTACAATATATGATGAAAATAATGAAATGCTATTTTGTGAAATTATAGGTAGTGATGATAATTTTCAAGGAGTATCTTCTTTAACTGTAGATTTAAAGTATGATTATGTAATTGACATTAATTCGGATAATTTAAGCTTCATTCCTGTCAATACAGAAAAGAAAGAAGTTTTAAGCGCAGGAAATTGGATTGTCGGAATGGATATAGATGAAGGAACTTACATTTTAAGTGGAGATACCGCTAATGGTTCCATAATCATTAATCGTTCTAATGGAGAACAGGAAATTTTAGATTTAAATTCTAATAATAAAGTTAAATTAGAAGAGAATGATGAAATTTTAATTTTTGGAATAGATGAAATAGTTTTTAGCAAGGCTTAATACCTTGCTTTTTTCAGTTCTCTGTTTACTTTTTAAAAAAATTAGTATATAATTAAACTATAGTAAAGGAGGCGAAAGAGATAGATAATGGCAACTTATATAATGAGTGATATTCATGGATGTTATGATAAATTTACTCAAATGTTAAAAAAGATTAATTTTACCAAAGATGATAAGTTAATAATTAATGGAGATATATTTGATAGAGGAAAAGATCCAATTAAAATATTAGATTATGTAGTAAGTAATAATAATATACTGTTTATACCAGGAAATCATGAATATATGTTTCTTGAATTTTATATTAATGGAAATGCTAAATCTTGGTTTTATAATGGTGGTTATGTTACTTATAATCAGATTTGCGAAAGAGGTCAAGAATATGCAGATAGTTTATATAATTGGATCTCAAGATTAGACTTAGTTTATGTATATGGCAAGTTTATAATTACTCATGCTGGATTATATTTACCAGAAAATCAAAATAATTATACAATAGAACAAATTATAGACATGCAAGACACTGATTATGTTTTATGGTCTAGAAGTCAAATAGGTAATGAAAGAAGATATAAAGATTATACAATAATTAATGGTCATACTCCAACAGCTTATATAGATCCAAGTCAAAAAGAAATGTCAATCATAAAAAGAAATGGAACAATTTATACTGATTGCGGAGCAGTATTTGATGGTGGAAGATTGGCTTGTTTAAGATTAGATGATATGAAAGAATTTTATGTGTAAAAGAAAGGAAAAAAATTATGGCAGATGAAGAAAAAAGACAAATAACTTTAACAACAGAGCAAATTGCATTTACTACTATATTATTGAGCGAATTTCCATATTACAATATTGAAGGTTCATCAACATTTAAAGATGCATTAAATATGGCTAAGTCAAAGAAGTTTACTGTTCAAGAAGTAAATGATATGAAAGAATTAATAGCAGACTTTTTATTTGAATTAGTAACTATTTATAATACTAATGAAGAAGAATTAGCTGCTGAATTAGAAGTAATTAAAAGCAATGAAGCTTTTAAAAGCATTAAAGAATATGAAGAAGTATTTAGTGATGACTTTACTGTAGAAGAATTTAAAAAAGTTATAGAGTCAATTAATGATGAAAACGATGCTCATATTTATAATTTCGTAAGCAAAGAATATAAGACGTTCAGAAAATTAATGGATGGATATGAAGAAATTTTAGTAAATAATTACTCTATATTAGAAGTAATTAAGTTTGTAACTAAACAAGTTACAATGGGTAGTTTACTTTCTTATTTCTTTGAAAATGGAACTTTAGAGAACATTTATGGCGACGATGAAGAAGAATAATTAATGGAGATTTAAAGATCTCCATTTTGTTTTAAATTTTTAAATGATGTTTACTTTCTTATAAATATTTTACAAAATCAATTTTACTACTTTATAAAATTTATGTTTACTTTTTTAAAAGTTTGGTATATAATTTAATTATAAACTAAAGGATTGGTAATTTAAAAAAATCTTTTATAAAAAGTTTTTCAAATTACTATTTACAAAATCAAGAAAATGGTTTATAATTAAACTATAATCAAGGTAGAAAAACTCAAGGAGGTTAAATTTTATTAATGAGTGACGTAAAAGAATTAGTTAGAACAAATGACATTACTAAAACACCAAAAATGCATAATGTGTATTTGATTAATGATGATTATACAACATTTGATCACGTACTATATGTATTAACTACAATTTTCGGCAAAGGAGAACAAGAGGCAAAAAAAATCGTATTCCAAATCCATTATAATGGTAAAGCGGTAGTTGGTTCATATCCAAAAGAAGTTGCATTAACTAAAGTAAAAAAAGTTAAGGATGTTTCTAGAAGGGCTGGCTACCCGTTAATAGCTGAAATTGATTGAATGAAAGAAGGTTTGTTGATATGAGTTATGAGGAAAATAGAAGGGTTTTAACAAGTGAGGAATTCGGTAACACAATCGAAATTGCAAAGGAAAAAGCTAAAAAGTATAATCATGAAAATATATGTTCAGAATTATTACTATATAGTATGTTAGATAATGAAAATACTGTAGAACTTTTAAAAGATTGTGGTGTAACAATTGATTCATTAAAATCAGAATTAGAGCAATATTTCAAAGATTATTGCAATGATGAAAACTCTACTTTTAGTAAAATAACTTTAAGTTTAATAGCTGCTCAAGCTATAAATTTTGGAGCTGCTGTAATAGTAAATAGTGGAAGGACTACTTTCTACAATTCAGATTTTATATTGGCTTTAGTTGATTTTGATGATGAATTAGAAACAGCTGCAGCAACAATGCTTATAAATAATGGTTTTGATACAGTTGCAATGAAAGATTTAGTGTCACATAACTTAAAGTATATGCATAATGATAGAGAAATAATGGAAGTGAATGAGAATACAGGTATGAGCGAAAGTGTGAAAGATGCAAGCAACTCGAAAAGTAAAAGTACTAAAACGATTGAAGAATTTACAATAAATGTTACAGAAAAAGCTAGACAAGGAAAAATCGATCCAATATTTGGACGTGATAAAGAAATTCAAAGAACAATCCAAATACTTGCAAGAAGAACTAAAAATAATCCAATTCATGTAGGTTATCCTGGTGTTGGTAAAACAGCAATAACTGAAGGATTAGCCATGATGATAATTGCTGATAAAGTTCCAGATTGTTTAAAAGGTTATGAAATTTATTCATTAGATATGGGTACTCTATTAGCTGGTGCTAAATATAGAGGTGACTTTGAAGAAAGACTTAAGAAATTATTAAAAGAATTAGAAGATTTAGACAAGGCAATATTATTCATTGATGAAATTCACACAATTGTTGGAGCTGGTTCAACAAATGGTGGCTCAATGGATGCAGCAAATATTTTAAAACCTTTATTAACTAAGGGTACTTTAAAAGTTATTGGTGCAACTACCAGTGATGAATATAGAAAATATTTTGAAAAAGATCCAGCACTTTCAAGAAGATTTCAAAAAGTAGATATTAATGAACCTTCTAAGGAAGATACTCTTAAAATTCTTAAAGGAATTAAGAAGTATTATGAAGATTTCCATGGTGTTAAATATTCTAATACAAGTTTACAATATGCAATTGATTTATCAGTTAAATATATAAATAATAAATTCTTACCAGATAAAGCAATAGATTTAATTGATGAAGTTGGTTCATATGTAAAATTGAATTGTGACTCTAAAAAAGTAACTAAGAAAGATATTGATAAAGTATTAAGTTTAGTTGCAAATATTCCAGATACTAATATGAATAAATCTGATTCAGATATCTTAAAGACATTAGAAGAAAATATGAAGAAGAAGATTTTTGGTCAAGATTTAGCTATAAGTACTATAGTTAAGGCTATTAAGAGAAGTAAATCTGGATTAGACGATAGAGAAAAACCAATCGCATCATTGTTATTTGTTGGTCCTACTGGTACAGGTAAAACAGAAATTTGTAGGCAATTATCTAAAGAATTTAATATGCCACTTATAAGATTCGATATGTCAGAATATATGGAGAAACACTCTGTGGCTAAATTAATCGGAGCGCCTCCGGGATATGTTGGATATGAAGAAGGTGGATTATTAACTGAAAAAGTTAGAAACACTCCATCTTGTATATTATTATTAGATGAGATAGAAAAGGCTCATTCAGATATCTTCAACGTATTACTTCAAATTATGGATTACGGTTCAGTTACAGATAATAATGGTAAGAAGATAGATTTTAAAAATGCAATATTAGTAATGACTTCAAACTGTGGAGCTGCTCAAGTTGGTAAAACATTAATTGGTTTAAGAAAAGAAACAATTGATGATTCAGCTATTACAGATAATGTTAATAAGACATTCTCTCCAGAATTTAGAAACAGATTAGATGCAGTTGTAATGTTCAATAAGTTAGACGATTCAATGTTAAGAAAGATTGCAGAAAGAGAAGTCGGTCTATTAGCTGTTAAGTTAAAAGCTAAGAAAGCAATAGATTTAAATGTTTCAGAAGCAGCATACGATAAGATAATTACAGATGCTAAAGCTACTTTTGGTGCTAGAGAAATAATCAGAATAGTAGATAGTAAGATCAAAGATTACTTCGTTGATATGGTATTATTTGAAAATGATAAGATTAACAAAGTAACTGTAGACGTAAAAGATAAAGAATTTGAATTTGAAACCGAATAATAAAGGAACAAAGGTACCTCTAATTTAACCTGAGGTACCTTTAATTTTGACCTTGTTGGTGTCTGAGGAATACCTTTCAAAAGTGTGAATAAACTATTGACTAAATAAAAAAATTAATCTCAGGCCATTCTAGTGCATAATTCGTGTTTACTTTTCTAAGAAAAAAGTATATAATTATATTATAAAAAAGGGAGGTTGAAGAATTGAGTGATAAAATTATTGACGAAGAAAAATTTCCGTTTAATACTATAAGACCTAAACAACAAAGAATTATTGATAAAATTAATGATAATCCAGATAAGAGATACATTATTTTAGAGGCAGAAACAGGTGTTGGAAAAAGTGCTATTGCAGTAACAGCTTGTAAAAATGGAAGGCAAGGATATATAGTAACATCTACAAAACAACTTCAAAATCAATATATAAGTGATTTTTACGATCAACCAATTGCAAGTGTAAAAGGAAAAGTTAATTATAGGTGCTATTTTGAAGATAGGTTAACTTGCGCTAATGGTTATTGCTTAGTAAATTCAAAGCAAGCAAAAGAATGTAAAATGGAAGGTTTATGCCCATATTTTAATGCAAGAAATAGAGCATTTAAATCAGACATATTTTTAACTTCATATAAGTATTTTTTGAAAGCTGCTGATAATCCAAATACATTTAAACCTAGAGGAACAATTGTATTTGATGAATGTCATTTATTAGAAAACATTTTAGTGGAGTCAGCAGAAATTGAATTATCATTAGAGCATTTAGATAATGAATATGGTATATTAGATTCAGCAGAATTGAAAGAAGCAACAAGATTAGCTAATACTTCAGTTTTAAAAAATGGATATAGTAAAGAAAATGAAGAATGGATAAGAACAATATATGAATTAATATTTGATAAGAAAGTAAGAAAACTAGAAGAAATTAAAGACTCATTAGGTATGGTTAAAGATGCTTCAGAATTAACAGATGAAGAAATGGATAGTATCATAGAAGAAAATGATGAATATTATGAAATGGATAAATTTTGTAGGAGAATAGATGCTTTCTTTAAATCAACTAATATAGATAAAGATTGGATAATAGAAGCTAAAGAAGATGGATTATTATTAACTCCTTTAAATGTTCAAAGTATATTTAAAGAATATATTGATAGAATGGCAAATGATAGAATAATTTTTATGAGTGCCACTATTCTAGATATAGATGGTTTCATCAAAATGCTTGGTATAGATAAAGAGGATTGTTTGGTAATTAGATGTGAATCAGATTTTGATCCAGAAAAATCACCTATATATTGTTTACAATCATGCTCAACAAATTATCAAGCACTAAAAGATGAGAAAAATTTAGAAAAAATAGCAAATGAAGTTAGCAAAATTTTAGATAGACACAAGAATGAAAAAGGAATAATTCATACAGGAAATTCAACAATAAGTAAATATTTAAAAGATCATATTAAAAATGATAGATTATTAGTAAGGTATGAAAATATACAAAACAATGATATAGTAAATCATCATCATACTAGTAAAAAACCTACTGTATTAGTATCATCTTCTTTAAATGAAGGAGTAGATTTAAAGGATGATTTAAGTAGATTTCAAATAATCGTCAAAGTTCCTTTTTTAAGTTTAAGTGATTCAAGAACAAAAGCCAAAAGAGATTTAGATACTAAATGGTATTTAGCCGAAACTTTTAAAAAATTTGTACAACAATGTGGTAGATCTACAAGAAATAGTAAAGATTTTAGTATAACGTATGTTTTAGATAATAAGTTTCTATATTGGTTTGGAGTTGCCAAAAAGAATAAGTGGTTTAGCAAGAATTTTATTTCTCGTATTAAGAAGGGAGATTTTGAGAAATGATTTATGAAAAAATTATGGAAGTTAATGAACGATTTCAAGAATTAAATACTATGGAGGCAAACATAGTAGCGAACATTGAAAAACTTAATAATACTTTAGATGAAATTGCTAAAGAAAAATTGACTTTACAAGGGTCATATAGTACTCTAGTTACTGTTGGTAAGGAATTAGGGGAGATTGAAATTAGCGAAGATGGCAAGACTGTAAGTAAAATTGAAAAAGCAGGAAAAGAGGAACAATAATAATGGATTTTGTATACGCTTTATTAATAGTAGTAGCAGTTTTAGCTGTTGCTGCAGGAGTAACTTATTTAGTTAAGAAGAACTATATTAATGCAAAAGATTTAGAAACTATAAAAAGTATTTTTGGCTTATCTACAGCTATAATTGATGAACTTAATTTAAAAGCTGAAGATAAGATAATGCAAATATCTCAAATAGTTTTATCATCATTAGATTTTGCAATTGTAATTTCAAATAATGATGAAGAAATTAAGGACGCAGCTTTAAGACAGGCACTTCAATTATGTGCTGATTTTAAGATTGAAGTTACTGATTCTAGAAAGCAGATAATTGAACAACTTATATCAATTGGAATTGAAAACATCTATAAATTTGATGAAAACAAATCAAAATATATTAGGGCTTAATTTTAAGAGGGGTTAGAAATAACCTCTCTTTTTTTGTTGATTTCCTATGGATAAAAGAAAAAAAGAGGATTATTTTTAATTTATAAGAAAATGAGAAAAAAACTAGGGGAGGCTTAATTCGTGAAATATAACTTAAAGTCTCGTTCAGAAAATGATGTAAAAGTCTCAATTGGGAAAAGAGTTTATGTAGTAAAAGCAAACGATCCAATTGGGATTTTTATTGAAGAAAACGAACTAAATTATATAGATTCTGTTACATTAGATAAATTAATCATAACAGAAGTTGATAATAATAATAACGATAAAACAGATGATGAAGTTAAAAATGACAATTTAGCTCCTGTTGCATATTCAGGAGACTATAGAGATCTAATAAACGCTCCTAATATTAGAAATATAATCAAGGGAGACCCAGACTTAGCAAAGGTTGCTTTTTCTGGTAATTATAATGACTTAATAAATAAGCCAGATACAGAAGATTTTGAAATTAGACCAGCAACATATACAGAACTTGGTGGTATAATTCCAGGAAATGGATTACATATAGATAATGATGGAGTACTTTCATTATTAATCCCAGGTATAGATGTAAAAGGTGTAGTAACTAATATCAAAGATTTAAGAAAATTTGAATTAAAAGCTAAACCTGGTGATTGTTATATAGTTAATGATAAAAGAGCTAATACTGAGGGTCAACTATACGTATTTAGCGGACATGATAGAAAATTCATTCATGCTGGTAGAATTCAGGGTCCTGAAGGTCCACAAGGTCCAAAAGGTGATGGATTAAAAATAGACTTAGTATTTGATACAAAAGATCAAATGTTTAGTTATAATGAGTGTGAAGATGGAACATTATGTCATATTAAAAACACAGGATATGGAGAAGATAATTTCTACATATTTGATGCTGTAACTCAAACATGGATTCCTATAAAACTAAGAGGAGAAAAAGGTCCTACTGGTCCTAGAGGTATTCAAGGTTTACAAGGTATTCAAGGTCCTACTGGAGAAAGAGGTCTTCAGGGTGAAAAAGGAGATACTGGTGAAGCATTAACTTTTGAAGGATTAACTGAAGAACAAAAAGCTGAATTAATAGGTCCAACTGGTCCTCAAGGTGAAAAAGGTGAACCAGGTAAATCATTAATATTCAGTGAATTAACTGAGGAACAAAAAACTGAGTTAAAAGGTTCAACTGGTCCTCAAGGTATTCAAGGACCACAAGGTATTCAGGGTCCTAGAGGTCCTCAAGGTGTTCAAGGTTTAAGAGGTATTCAAGGTCCAACAGGTCCTATGGGTCCAACTGGTATTCAAGGTCCTAAAGGTGAAGGATTACATATATGCGGTGTAATAGAAGCAGATGAAGCTTATGAAGTAGATGGTGTGCATTACGGAAATTTCTTGAATGATATAAACAAAGGCGGAATAAAAACTACAACAGGTTGTGTTTATATTAGTAATGTAAACGGTAAAGTAGCATATCAAACATTGATACCAGGAACTGAAAAAGTAAGAACTGTAGTATTAGATGTTGAAAAAAATTGTTTTGTTATAAATGATTCTGAAGGAATAGATTGTAGAATACATCCATTAGCAGGAATTAAATTCTCAGTAGTTGAAGGAATTAAAGGAAAAACAGGTCCACAAGGTGATACAGGTCTTAAAGGCGATACTGGTGAAACTGGTTTAATGGGTCCTACAGGTCCTACTGGTGAAACAGGAGCTAAAGGAGATTTAGGTCCAACAGGTCCTACTGGTGAAAAAGGATCTACTGGTGCTACTGGTCCACAAGGTGTTCAAGGTATTCAAGGTCCAACAGGTCCTCAAGGTAAAGACGGAACTTCAGTTACAATAATGGGAGCTTTTTCTTCAACAGATGAATTGCCAAGTACAGCAAAAAATGGTGATGGTTACTTAATTAATGGTAATTTATATGTTTGGACAGGAACTAAATTTACAAACGTTGGTAGAATCCAAGGTCCAAAGGGAGATACTGGTTTACAAGGTATTCAAGGACCTCAAGGTATACAAGGTGAGCAAGGCCCTAAGGGAGATATTGGTATTCAAGGTCCAACTGGTGAAAAAGGTCTAAAAGGAGACAAAGGCGAAAAAGGAGATAAAGGAGATACTGGAATTCAGGGTCCTCAAGGTATTCAAGGTCCAAAAGGAGATACTGGAATTCAAGGTCCAACAGGACAACAAGGGGAAATAGGTCCAACTGGTCCAAAAGGAAATGATGGTACATCAGTTACTATATTAAATACTTTAGATTCTGTTGATAACTTACCTACTTTAGGTAACAAAAATGGTGATGGATATTTAATTAATGGTAACTTATACGTATGGACAGGAGCTCAATTCACAAATGTTGGTAAGATCCAAGGACCTAGAGGTGAACAAGGTGTTCAAGGTATTCAGGGTGAAATTGGTCCACAAGGTATTCAAGGACAGCAAGGTGAACAAGGTCCAACAGGTCCACAAGGTATTCAAGGACAACAAGGTGAACAAGGTCCTACTGGAGAACAAGGTGAACAAGGTCCTACTGGTCCACAAGGTATTCAAGGTATTCAAGGTCCAAAAGGAGATACTGGTTTACAAGGTATTCAAGGTCCAACTGGTCCAAAAGGAAATGATGGTACATCAGTTACTATTTTAGATGCTTTATCATCTGAAGATGACTTACCAGCTAAGGGTAATTCAAATGGTGATGGTTACTTAATTAATGGTAATTTATACGTTTGGACTGGAACTCAGTTTACAAATGTAGGTAAGATCCAAGGACCTCAAGGTATTCAAGGACCACAAGGTATTCAGGGTCCAACAGGATTACAAGGCATTCAAGGTTTAAAAGGAGAACAAGGACCACAAGGTATTCAGGGTCCAACAGGAGAAAGAGGAGAAAAAGGACCAGTAGGTGAACAAGGTGAACAAGGTCCAACAGGTCCACAAGGCATTCAAGGTCCTCAAGGTATTCAAGGACCTACTGGAGAAAGAGGTGTTCAAGGTCCAACAGGTCCAAAAGGAAATGATGGTACATCAGTTACTATATTAAATGCTTTAGATTCTGTTGACGACTTACCAAGTGTTGGTAATACCAATGGTGATGGTTACTTAATTAATGGTAACTTATATGTATGGACAGGAACTCAATTTACCAATGTTGGTAGAATTCAAGGTCCTAAGGGAGAGCAAGGAGTACAAGGTCCTACTGGAGAACAAGGACAACAAGGTGAACAAGGTCCAACAGGTCCACAAGGTATTCAGGGTATTCAAGGTCCAACAGGAGAAAAAGGAGAACAAGGCGAAGCAGGTCCACAAGGTATTCAAGGTCCTAGAGGTCTTCAAGGTATCAAAGGAGATACTGGAGCTCAAGGTATTCAGGGTATTCAAGGTCCACAAGGTATTCAAGGTCCAACAGGTCCAAAAGGAAATGATGGTACTTCAGTTACTATATTAGATGCTCTAACTTCTGTTGACGATTTGCCTAAAGTAGGTAACAAAAATGGTGATGGTTACTTAATTAATGGAGATTTATATGTATGGACAGGAACTCAATTCACTAATGTTGGTAAGATCCAAGGTCCACAAGGTATTCAAGGTGAACAAGGTATTCAAGGTCCAATCGGTCCACAAGGTATTCAAGGTTTTAAAGGAGACCAAGGTCCTCAAGGTATTCAAGGTCCTCAAGGTATTCAAGGACCTACTGGAGAACAAGGACCAAGAGGTATTCAGGGTGAAAAAGGTGAACAAGGTATTCAAGGTCCAACAGGTCCACAAGGTTCACAAGGTATAGCAGGTCCAACAGGTCCACAAGGTCCTAAAGGAAATGACGGTACTTCAGTAACTATATTAGATACTTTAGATTCAGTTGACAGATTACCAATTAGTGGAAACTCAAATGGTGACGGGTATTTAATTAATGGTAATTTACATGTATGGACAGGTAATAGATTTACAAATGTAGGTAGAATTCAAGGACCACAAGGTATTCAAGGACCAACAGGACCTCAAGGCATTCAAGGTGAACAAGGTATTCAAGGTCCAACAGGCGAACAAGGTCCACAAGGTATTCAGGGTCCTACAGGAGAAAAAGGAGAAAAAGGTTTACAAGGAGCTCAGGGTATTCAAGGACCTCAAGGTATTCAAGGTCCAAAGGGAGATACTGGTTTACAAGGTATTCAAGGACCTCAAGGTATTCAAGGTCCAAAAGGAGATACTGGTAAAGATGGTACTTCAGTTACTATATTAAACACTCTAACTTCTGTTGATGATTTACCTAAAGCAGGTAACAAAAACGGTGATGGTTACTTAATTAATGGTAATCTACATGTATGGACAGGCGATAAATTTACTAATGTAGGTAGAATTCAAGGACCTAAAGGAGATAAGGGAGATCAGGGTATTCAAGGACCTCAAGGTATTCAAGGTATCAAAGGTGAAACTGGTGAAGTAGGCCCACAAGGTATTCAAGGTGTCCAAGGACCTCAAGGTGAAAAAGGACCTCAAGGTATTCAAGGTCCTACTGGAGAACAAGGTGAACAAGGTCCAACAGGTCCACAAGGTATTCAAGGACCAATAGGTGAACAAGGTATTCAAGGACCGACAGGACCAAAAGGAAATGATGGTACTTCAGTAACTATTTTAAATACTTTGTCTTCTGTAAATGACTTACCAACTAAAGGTAATTCAAACGGCGATGGTTACTTAATTAATGGTAACTTACATGTATGGACAGGCAATAAATTTACTAATGTAGGTAGAATTCAAGGACCACAAGGTATTCAAGGTATTCAAGGTTCTACTGGAGAAAAAGGAGATATTGGTACTCAAGGACCTCAAGGTATTCAAGGACCAACAGGACCTCAAGGCGAAAAAGGAGAACAAGGCATCCAAGGACCAACAGGACCTCAAGGTATTCAAGGACCTCAAGGTATTCAAGGACCAAAAGGTGATATTGGACCTAAGGGACCTCAGGGTGAACAAGGTATTCAAGGACCTAAAGGAGATACTGGTACAGATGGTACTTCGGTAACTATACTAGATACTTTAGATTCAGTTGATAGATTACCAATTGCTGGAAATTCAAATGGTGATGGTTACTTAATTAATGGTAATTTACATGTATGGACTGGTAACAGATTTACAAATGTAGGTAAAATCCAAGGACCTAAAGGTGAACAAGGTATTCAAGGTATTCAAGGTGAAATTGGGCCAACAGGGCCTCAAGGTATTCAAGGTGAAGAAGGACCTCAAGGACCTCAAGGTATTCAAGGACCTCAAGGTATTCAAGGGCCAACTGGCGTTCAAGGACCTACAGGACCTACAGGAAGTCAAGGTATTCAGGGACCTACAGGGCCTCAAGGTATTCAAGGTGAACAAGGTATTCAAGGTCCAAAAGGAGACACTGGTAAAGATGGTACTTCAGTTACTATTTTAAATACTTTATCATCTGTAAATGACTTACCAACTGAAGGTAATTCAAATGGTGACGGATATTTAATTAATGGTAATTTACATGTATGGACTGGTAATAAATTTACAAACGTTGGTAGAATTCAAGGACCTAAGGGTGATAAGGGAGACCAAGGCGTTCAAGGACCTATAGGAAAAACAGGACCTCAAGGACCTCAAGGTATTCAAGGTGAAATTGGATCTCAAGGTATTCAAGGACCAACAGGTGAAAAAGGAGACCAAGGTATTCAGGGTATTCAGGGTGAAATTGGACCAAAAGGACCTAAGGGTGAAAAAGGTATTCAAGGACCTCAAGGTATTCAAGGTGTTCAAGGACCTACAGGACCAAAAGGAAACGATGGTACTTCAGTAACTATACTAGATACTTTAGATTCAGTTGATAGATTACCAGCTAATGGAAACTCAAATGGCGACGGATATTTAATTAATGGTAATTTACATGTATGGACAGGCAACAGATTTACAAATGTAGGAAAAATCCAAGGACCTCAAGGTGTTCAAGGTATTCAAGGTATTCAGGGTGAAATTGGACCAACAGGACCAAAAGGTGAACAAGGTGTTCAAGGACCTCAAGGTGAAAAAGGAGACCAAGGTATTCAAGGACCTCAAGGTATTCAAGGACCTACTGGAGATATTGGACCTAAGGGAGATAAGGGTGATCCTGGTATTCAAGGGCCAACAGGACCACAAGGTATTCAGGGACCTACTGGACCTAAAGGAGATACTGGTAGAGATGGTACATCAGTTACTATTTTAGATACATTAACTTCTACAGATGATTTGCCAGCTGATGGTAACACTAACGGTGATGGTTACTTAATTAATGGTAATTTACATGTTTGGACTGGAGCTCAGTTTACAAATGTAGGTAGGATCCAAGGACCTCAAGGTGTTCAAGGTATTCAAGGTGAACAAGGACCAACTGGTTTACAAGGGCCTAAAGGTGATAAAGGAGATCAAGGTATTCAAGGACCTACAGGACAACAAGGTATTCAAGGTGAACAAGGTATTCAAGGACCTACTGGACCTCAAGGTATTCAAGGTGAGCAAGGTATTCAGGGACCAACTGGTGTTCAGGGACCTCAAGGTATTCAAGGTATTCAAGGACCTACAGGGCCAAAAGGAAATGATGGTACTTCAGTAACTATATTAGATACTTTAAATTCTATTAGTCAATTACCTACTTCAGGGAATACAAACGGTGACGGTTATTTAATTGATGGAGAATTACATGTTTGGACAGGTAATAGATTTACAAATGTAGGTAAAATCCAAGGACCTCAAGGCGTTCAAGGTGAGCAAGGACCAATTGGTTTACAAGGACCTACTGGTGAACAAGGTATTCAGGGACCTACAGGACCTCAAGGACCTCAAGGTATTCAAGGTATTCAAGGTAAACAAGGCGTTCAAGGACTTCAAGGTGAAAGAGGCGAAAAAGGTGATATAGGTTTGCAAGGACCTACTGGACCTCAAGGAATGCAAGGACCAACAGGACCTCAAGGACCAACAGGAGTTCAAGGTAAAGACGGTACTTCAGTTACTATTTTAGATACATTAGCATCTACAAGTGAATTACCAACTAGTGGTAACTCAAACGGTGATGGATATTTGGTTAATGGTAACTTATATGTTTGGACTGGAAACAGATTTACTAATGTAGGAAAAATCCAAGGACCAAAAGGTGAACAAGGTGTTCAAGGACCTCAAGGTATTCAAGGTATTCAGGGGCTTCAAGGAGAACAAGGACTTCAGGGTATTCAAGGACCTCAAGGTGAAAAAGGAGACCAAGGCATTCAAGGTGAAATTGGACCTACAGGACCTCAAGGTATTCAAGGACCTACTGGAGAAAAAGGTATTCAAGGACCTACAGGAGCTAATGGACCTACAGGACCACAAGGTATTCAAGGACCTACAGGAGAAAAAGGTAAAGATGGTACTTCAGTTACTATAATTAATGCATTAGGCTCTGTAAATGATTTGCCAATTAAAGGTAATGAAAATGGCGATGGATATTTAATTAATGGTAATCTACACGTATGGACAGGCGATAAATTTACTAATGTAGGTAGAATTCAGGGACCTAAGGGAGATACTGGTGAACAAGGTATTCAAGGTATTCAGGGTATTCAAGGTATTAAAGGTGATCCTGGTATTCAAGGACCTCAAGGTATTCAAGGTGAAATTGGACCAACAGGACCTCAAGGACCTATTGGATTACAAGGACCTATCGGACCTACTGGAGCTCAGGGTATTCAAGGACCTACTGGACCTCAAGGTATTCAAGGTATTCAAGGTGAAATTGGACCAAGAGGACCAAAAGGAAACGATGGTACTTCAGTTGTTATTTTAGATCGTTTGAATTCAACTAATGATTTACCAGTTAGTGGAAATACTAATGGCGATGGATATTTAATTAATGGTAATTTATGGGTATTTGTAAATGATAGTTTTGTAAATGTAGGTAGAATTCAAGGACCTCAAGGTATTCAAGGTGAAATTGGACCAACAGGACCTCAAGGTATTCAGGGACCTACTGGATCTCAAGGTATACAAGGTATTCAAGGACCAACTGGTGCTCAAGGACCAACAGGTGAACAAGGACCTCAAGGTATACAAGGTATTCAAGGACCAACTGGTGTTCAAGGTCCAACTGGAGAACAAGGACGTCAAGGTTTACAAGGTGAAATTGGACCAACAGGACCAAAAGGAGATACTGGTAGAGATGGTACATCAGTTACAATATTAAATTCATTTGATTCAGAACAATACTTACCAGCTGATGGAAATACTAATGGTGATGGTTACTTAATTAATGGCGATTTATATGTTTGGACAGGAACAACATTCAAAAATGTAGGTAAAATCCAAGGACCTACTGGACCTCAAGGACCAATTGGTAAAAAAGGTGACGACGGTATTCAAGGTATTCAAGGTGAAATTGGACCTACTGGACCTCAAGGATCAACTGGAGAAAAAGGTGAACAAGGTCCACAAGGTTTACAAGGTGAACAAGGTATTCAAGGACCAACAGGAGAAAAAGGTGAAATTGGTGCTAATGGTGAAATTGGACCAACAGGACCTCAAGGTATTCAAGGTATCGCTGGACCTACAGGTGCAACTGGTAAAGATGGTACATCAGTTAAGATAATTGATTCATTAAATTCTGAAAGTGAATTACCTGCTGTAGCTAATAATGGTGACGGTTACTTAATTAATGGTAATTTATACGTTTACGTAGGAAATCAATTTAAGAATGTTGGAAGAATTCAAGGACCTAAAGGTGAACAAGGTATTCAAGGTCTTCAAGGTGATGCTGGTATTCAAGGTCCTACAGGAGCTCAAGGTCCTATCGGAGCGACTGGTCCAACCGGTTTAAAAGGTGAAAAAGGTGACAAAGGGGATGCAGGAGCAACCGGTCCTACAGGAGCAACTGGTCCTACAGGAGAAAAAGGTGATAAAGGTACTCAAGGTGAGCAAGGTGAAATTGGTCCAACTGGTCCAATAGGATTACAAGGTCCAATCGGTCCTACAGGAGCAAAAGGTGCTGATGGTACATCAGTTACTATATTAGATGCTTTAGATTCTGTTGACGACTTACCTGCAGCTGGAAATAATGGTGATGGTTACTTAATAAATGGTTGCTTACATGTATGGGTAAATGATAAATTTGTGAATGTTGGTAGAATCCAAGGTCCTAAGGGAGACACTGGTTTGCAAGGAGAAATGGGTGTACAAGGTCCTCAAGGTCCAACCGGATTGCAAGGTATTCAAGGTATTCGAGGAGAAAAAGGTGAACAAGGTCCAACTGGAGAAAAAGGTGATGTGGGAGCAACTGGTCCTACAGGAGCTCAAGGTCTTCAAGGTGAAGTTGGTCCTAAGGGTGATGCTGGAGAAATTGGTCCAACTGGTCCAACTGGAGAAAAAGGTAAAGATGGATTGACTGGTCCAACAGGTCCTACAGGTGCAACTGGTAGAGATGGTACTTCAGTTACTATTAAGAAGTCATTAGATTCAAAAGATGAATTAGCTAATATTAGTAACCCAGCTATAAGCGACGGTTATTTAATTAACGGATTCTTATGGGTATTTACTAATAATAATATTGAAAATTACACTCATACAAGTGGATTTGAAAATGTTGGAAGAATACAAGGTCCAACAGGAGAAAAAGGTGAACAAGGTCCACAAGGTTTACAAGGTGAACAAGGTGTTCAAGGTTTACAAGGTCCAACTGGTGCTACTGGTCCACAAGGTCTTGCCGGAGTAACTGGTCCTCAAGGTCCAACAGGTCCTACTGGGGAAAAAGGTGAAAAAGGTGAAAAAGGAGATAAGGGAGATCAAGGTCTTCAAGGCGAACAAGGTATTAGAGGTCTTCAAGGTCTTCAAGGTGAAAAAGGTGACGTTGGTCCTACTGGTCCACAAGGTAAAGATGGTACTTCTGTAACAATATTAAATACGTTAAATTCTACTGCTGACTTACCAACTAGTGGAAATATGAATGGTGATGGTTACTTAATTAATGGTAACTTACATGTATGGACTGGAACTCAATTTACAAACGTTGGCAGAATCCAAGGTCCTAAGGGAGATCAAGGATTACAAGGTCCAACAGGCGAAAGAGGAGAACAAGGTCCAGCAGGTCCACAAGGTATTCAAGGTTTACAAGGTCCAACTGGTGCAACTGGTTCTCAAGGTCCAATAGGTCCAACAGGATTACAAGGTCCAACAGGAGAAAAAGGTGAACAAGGTATTCAAGGACCTAAAGGTGATAAAGGTGATATAGGTTTAACTGGTCCTCAGGGTATTGCTGGTCCAACAGGTCCAAAAGGAAATGACGGTACTTCAGTAACTATTTTAAATGCTTTAGATTCTGTTAATGACTTACCTGCGACTGGAAATAATGGCGACGGTTACTTAATAAATGGTTGCTTACATGTTTGGGTAAATGATAAATTTGTAAATGTAGGTAGAATCCAAGGTCCTAAGGGAGATAGAGGAGATCAAGGTATTCAAGGTCCTCAAGGTCAACAAGGTTTACCAGGCATTCAAGGTCCAATAGGTCCACAAGGTATGGTTGGTCCTACTGGTGAAAAAGGAGAAAAAGGCGATCAAGGTCCTCAGGGTATTCAAGGTCCAACTGGTGAACAAGGTCTAGTAGGTCCAACAGGTGAACAAGGTCCTCAAGGTAAAATTGGTCCAACTGGTCAACAAGGTCCTACAGGCGCAACAGGTAAAGATGGTACTTCAGTTACAATAATTAATTCTTTATCAAATCCAAATGAGTTACCAGTTTCAGGTAATTCAAAAGGTGATGGTTACTTAATTGATGGTAACCTATGGGTATATACTGGTTCAAATGCTGTTTCTGCAGTTAATGGTTTTGTTAATGTAGGTAAGATCCAAGGTCCAACTGGTCCTAAGGGTGACGCTGGTGTTCAAGGTCCTACGGGAGTTCAAGGTCCTGTTGGTGTTCAAGGTCCTCAAGGTAAAATTGGTCCTCAAGGTATTCAAGGTCCTACTGGTCCACAAGGTCCTATAGGTCCAAAAGGAGATACTGGTATTCAAGGTATTCAAGGTTTACAAGGTCCTACAGGAGAACAAGGTCCTCAAGGTCCTATCGGTCCTCAAGGTTTAAAAGGAGATACTGGTAGAGACGGTACATCAGTTACAATATTAAATGCTTTAGATTATGAATCTCAATTACCAACTGATGGAAATACTAATGGTGATGGATATTTAATTAACGGTAACTTATATGTATGGACAGGTAATAAATTTACAAATGTCGGAAGAATTCAAGGTCCACAAGGTCAAAAAGGTGATCCTGGTAAAAACGGATTAGATGGTCCAACTGGTGCTCAAGGTATTCAAGGTCCTACTGGTCCTCAAGGTCTTGCAGGATCTAAAGGTGATAAAGGAGAACAAGGTCTTCAAGGTCCAACCGGTGTCAAAGGTGATAAAGGAGAACAAGGTCCTCAGGGTATTCAAGGTATTCAAGGTCCACAAGGTGTTCAAGGTCCAACAGGTCCACAAGGTCCTAAGGGAGAACAAGGTCTTCAAGGTTTAAAAGGAGATAAAGGTGAAGTTGGTCAACAAGGTTTAGCTGGTCCTACTGGTGCTCAAGGTCCTACTGGTCCAAGAGGAACTGATGGTACTTCAGTTAAGATTGTTGGAAAACTTAATAATGTTAGCGATTTAGTTGGTGTTAAAAATGATCCAACTTTAACTAATGGTGATGGTTACTTAATTGACGGTAACTTATGGGTATTTATTAATGGCGATTTTACAAATGTAGGTAAGATTCAAGGTCCACAAGGTGAACAAGGTTTAATCGGTCCAACTGGTGCTCAAGGTCCTCAAGGATTTAAAGGAGATGCTGGTGAAAGAGGAGAACAAGGTCCACAAGGTATTCAAGGTATTCAAGGAGCTCAAGGTCCTCAAGGTGAAAATGGTGCAACTGGTCCTCAAGGTCCTCAAGGTATTGCTGGTCCAACAGGTCCAATGGGTAACGAAGGTCCAATAGGTCCTACAGGAGTTCAAGGTCCAACAGGTCCTACAGGTAATTTAGGTCCAACAGGTCCAACAGGTCCTATGGGCCCAACTGGTCAACAAGGTACTGGAGTTAGAATACTTGGTTCTTATGAAACATTAGATGAATTATTGAATAAACATAAAACAGGTAATTACGTTGGCGATGGATATTTAGTTTCTGGAATATTATACATTTACGATATGCAAAAAGATACATTTGTTCCAGTTGGTAGAATCCAAGGTCCACAAGGCGTTCAAGGTCCAACAGGTCCTCAAGGTGAAAATGGTTTAATTGGTCCTCAGGGTCCTACTGGAGAACAAGGTCCTCAAGGTGTTCAAGGTATTCAAGGTCCTCAAGGTGATACTGGTATTCAAGGTATTCAAGGTCCTAAGGGAGATACTGGAGAAAAAGGTGAACAAGGTTCAATTGGTGAAAGAGGTCCTCAAGGTTTAACTGGAGATCCAGGTCCTATAGGTCCACAAGGTCCTACTGGAGAACAAGGTGTTCAGGGTATTCAGGGTATTCAAGGTCCAACTGGTCCAACAGGTCCAAGAGGTAATGCTGGTACTTCAGTTACAATTAAAGGAAAATATAATTCTTATGAATTATTGATGGAAGATTATCTTGGAGGTAATATTAGTCCAGTTCCTGGTGATGGTTATTTAATTAATGGCGATTTATTTGTAGCTGCTAACATATTAAATGATGAAGGCGAACAAGAATTAACATTCACAAATGTTGGTAAGATACAAGGTCCTACAGGAGAACAAGGTCCCCAAGGTCCTATTGGTGCAATTGGTTCTCAAGGTCCTAAGGGTCCTACTGGTCCACAAGGTCCAACAGGTCCTCAAGGTTTAAGAGGTCCTCAAGGTGAACGTGGAGATGTAGGTGAAAGGGGTATTCAAGGTCCACAAGGTCCTCAAGGTATTCAAGGTCCTACAGGTGAAGCAGGTCCTCAAGGTATTCAAGGTATTCAAGGTATTCAAGGTCCTAAGGGTGACGTTGGTGCCGAAGGTCCAACAGGTCCTCAAGGTCCAATCGGTCCTACAGGAGCAAAAGGAGATAACGGTACATCCGTTACTATTAAGGGTACTTTAAATAATTCAGACGAACTAAAGAATATTGATAGTCCATTTATATCAGATGGCTATTTAATTGGTGGTATTCTTTGGGTTTATACAGGTAATACAGAAGAATCAGAAAAAGTAGTTGCTGGATTTGAAGCTGTTGGTAGAATTCAAGGTCCTCAAGGTATTCAAGGTCCTCAAGGTCCTAAGGGAGATAAGGGAGCTAAAGGAGATAAGGGAGACCAAGGATTACAAGGTCCAACAGGTCCTCAAGGTTTACAAGGTAATAAAGGTGATACTGGTTTACAAGGTCCTACAGGAGAACAAGGTCCAATTGGTCCAACTGGAGCAAGAGGTTTACAAGGTATTCAAGGCCCTCAAGGTGATACTGGTATTCAAGGCGAACAAGGTCCTACTGGTCCACAAGGTCCAACAGGTCCTAAAGGTGTAAGAGGTTTAGAAGGTATTCAAGGTCCTACAGGTCCTAGAGGTCCTAAAGGAGAAAGAGGTGCTGATGGTACTTCAGTTAAGATAATTGGAAAACTTCTTAGTCCAGATGATTTACCTTATAATTCAGCAGAAAATGGTGACGGTTATTTAATTAATGGTGAACTTTGGGTTTACGTTGGAGATAATAAATTTGATAATGTAGGTAAGATCCAAGGTCCAAGAGGAGATAAGGGTGATGTAGGTTCACAAGGTCCTCAAGGTATTCAAGGTCCTCAAGGAGACCAAGGTCCTACTGGTGCTCAAGGTCCAACTGGTGAACAAGGTCCTATGGGAGCAACTGGTCCAACAGGTCCTCAAGGTCCAACAGGATTAAGAGGAGATAAAGGAGACGTTGGTATTCAAGGTATTCAAGGTCCTACTGGTCCTCAAGGTCCAATGGGAGAAATTGGTCCACAAGGTGAACAAGGTTTAGTTGGTCCAACTGGTGCTCAAGGTATTCAAGGTCCTACAGGTCCTCAAGGTCCACAAGGAGCTGCTGGTACTTCAGTAGTTATAATGGGTTCATTTGATTCAATAGATCAATTACCAACTCAAGGAAATATGAATGGTGATGGCTACTTAATTAATGGAGACTTATATGTATGGACTGGAAAAGATTTTATGAACGTTGGCAAAATCCAAGGACCACAAGGTATAGAAGGTCCAACAGGAGCAACTGGTGAAAAAGGAGAAGTTGGAGAACAAGGTCCAATCGGTCCAACTGGTCCAACAGGAGAAATTGGTCCTACAGGTCCTACAGGTCCTCAAGCTAAATTACCAGATAACGGAAATCCAAGAGACGTTTTAGTTAAAACTTTAGATGGAGCTTCTGAAGAATGGATAAGTATTGATAATATTTTACCTAAGTTTATGATTAAGAGTCAATTAAAAGAATTCTATGAAAATGGTACAAATTTGAGAAATATATTTGTAAGACCTTCATTAAAAGGCGCTGAAGATATTGAGCAATATTTTGGAACATATAGATTAATCTTAAGCGTAGACGATGAAGAATTTATAATTAATACTAGAAATTCTTTAGTTGATGAACAAAATGATTCAGTAACATTAGATGCAACAACTTTAAGTCCATTAATGGATGTTGGTTTAATGACTTCTGGTACATTAGAAATTAGACATAATAATATTCAATTAAGAGCTGAAATTGATTATATAATCAATGGAAAACTATTTACTTTAAAATCTAATGTAATTACAGTTATTGGTACTGATTGCATATTCTATGGTTCAACAATTTTAGACGAAGCTTATATAGAAGAGTTAGATGCTACAATAGTTGCTTCAAATTTTGTAAATGCTAGAGCATTAAGCGGATGTATACTAAATCCTCAAAAAGGTGATATATTTAGATTCAATGTAAACAATGGAGATAATATAATTTGTATAGCATTCCCTGCATCACTTGGAGATATTGAAGAAATTTATTCAGAAGATGCCTTTATGGAATTTAAATATAACTTTACTTGCAACAATCCAATTAAGATGTTAAATGGCGCTTGTGGAAGAGGAGAAGAAACTGAATACAAAGTTTATACTTTGAAAAATAAAGATGGCTTCTCTGGTAACTGTTTCGTAGTTCAAGTTTAATCTATTTTAAATATGTAGAGATTGTGAATTAGGGAGTTTCTATGGAGAAGCTCCCTTTTTAAAGAAAGGAGGTAATGTAATGCCATCTACTGACGTCTTAAAATCACTTAGAAGGTTAGGAAAATTCCCCTTAGATGAATCAATGGTATTTCACAATGAAGCCGAATTAGATGCGTATTACTTGGATGATAGTCCAGTAAGAGGTAATAATGTCTATGATGGACAAATTTGTTATGTAAAAAGAGGAGATACTCTTGATTCAACTTTTGTGTATATATTAAGAGAAAATCCAAAAACAAATAAATTTGAGAAAGTAAGAATACTAACTGAAGATAATTGTGTAATAGAATTCGGAAATTTAGCTACAATTTTAAAAGGTGTAGTAAGAGAAAAAATATTATTACCAACAAATGCTAAAAAAGGTGACGCGTATTTAGTTAAAGCTAGAAGAACAGACGACAATCAACTAATTCAATCTAATTGTTTATATGTAAAATTAACTGATGAACCTTTTGTGTTTAACGATATAAATTGTGATGAATATTGGTATGATGCTGGTCCTATAAAAGGAGATAAAGGTGACGTTGGAGAACAAGGTCCTACTGGTCCAAGAGGAATTACTGGTCCTACTGGTCCAAGAGGAGCTATAGGTCCTAGAGGAGATACAGGTCTTCAAGGAGATACTGGTGATACAGGAGAAACCGGTGATACTGGTGAAAGAGGTGAAACTGGTCCTACTGGTCCTAGAGGAGCTCAAGGTCCCAGAGGTATCAGAGGTGAAATTGGTCCAATTGGTCCTACTGGTCCTAAAGGAGAAGTTGGAAAAGGATTAAGAGTAGATTACATTTATCATTCATGGGATGATTATGAAGTAGAAACTCTTAACAATAACATTTGTTATCATGTTGGAGATATAGCTTATATCAAATCAGATAAAATGCTATATATTTACAATTTTAATAGAATTACTGGTGAATATGAATGGTTACCAATGGCAGCAAAATTAGAAATTGGTGAATTAACAGAAGATGATATTGGTAAGTTCTTAACAGTAGTTAGAGATAAAACAACTGGTGCTTTAGTAATGGATTGGACTAACATAGATTTATCTATGAGTCTAGAAAAATTAACAGACACTGAAATAACAGATCCACAAGATAACGACGTTTTAAAATTTGAAAATGGAAGATGGATAAATTCTAAAACAGATGCAACAACAACTAAAGATATTGAATTTATAAATAGTGAAATTGGATCTTATAAACCTGGAGACACAATAAGTTCTGGAACTACTTTTACTGAAATAATGACAAATATGGCTCAAAAATTAAAAGAACCAGAATTTAAATTAAAATGTACTTATCCACAAAGTGTAGAGGTTGGTGAAAAAATTCAACCAGAATTAAAACCAAGTTTTATTCAAAATCAAGGTGGAAATATAATTAAATATAGTTTAGTTAGAAATAATTTGGCTGGTCATTTATCAACAACATTTGGTAGCTATACAGATTCATACGATATAAATGAAGAAAAAGTTATCTATACTGCTAATGTAGAATATGGAGATGGGGCTAAATATGACGTAGGCATGATTAGTGGTAGTACTTTACAATCAACTTATGAAATAACTGGTAGAAGAGTATTATGGGCTTTTTCTTGTAATCAATTGGCTACTTTGGGAACAAATTTTGACGATCTTGATTCAGCAGTTGAGGATGCTTTAAAAAATGCAATTAATATTAGATCAATAAATCATTCAGGAATAATTCCAGAAGGACAATATACATATACATTAGATGTTGATACAGATGATGATTTGGTTTGTATAGCAGTTCCTAAAAAAGTATTTAATTCTATGACTATAGAATATCAAGGTGATACTACTATGAAAGATTTATTTAATATTTTTGAAGCTTCAATCGATGGTAAAAATGGTTTATTTTCAACTAATTATGTCATAGCTTATTATAGACCTTTCATTCCTTTTGTTGAACCAACCAATTTTATAATTAATTTAGGGTAAAGGAGGTTATGATTAAAATGGCTTTTACACAATTAGTACAACAACAAATAAGAATGTTCAACAAACCAGCCGATTATACTGATGTTTGTGAATATTTTAAAGATATAGACAAATATGTAAATACTAATAGAACCTGCTATGAAGGACAAGTGATTTACGTAAAAGAAAGTGAAACTTTATATTGCGTAAAAAGAAATGATGCTTTAATAGGAGCAATGGTTACTGGTAAAGATAAAGAATCAACAGTATATAGAAACATAACAGGTTTATACTATACTAATGTTGGATTTACTCAATTAAATCAAATGACACTTGGAGAAAATGTTAAAGTCGAACTAGGTAAAAACGGTTCAGTTGGAGGAGCAGAAACAGGTTACATTTTTGATCAAAATATGAATTTTGCCCAAGTATTAACTAAATTAGTTCAAAAACAAATACATCCAAATTATGTTAGGCCTACATGTAATTTGAACTCTGATCTACCAACTCTTAAATTTGAAATTGGTGATAGCATTAGTCCAATGCTTACTGCAAAATATATTCAAAATAATGGTGGTTCAGTAGAAAAAGTAGAATTATATAGGAATTCAAAAATGGTTAAAAGTGACATAGCTGGCAATACTACTACAGTTTTTAGACCTACTTCAGAAACTTTAGATGGTAATGATTTAAGTTATAAAGCTGTAATTCATTATAGAGCTGGAGCTTATTTAAAGGATAATTTTGGAGATGACGATCCAACAGGACATATTACAGCTGGAAGTATTACAACAAATACAATTACTATAAAATCTTATAGAAATATATTTTGGTGTACAGATGCTACCGGAATGGCTCCAATATTAAGTTCTCAAATAAGAAATTATGCTACTATAGGAACTGGAAAAGGAGTAAGACAAGGTGCTGCAGTTTTAGCAGAGAAATCATCTTTTGATTTTAAAATTATAGTACAACCTGGAACAAGATTTATATGTATTTGTCTTCCAAGTAATTATTCATTGAAATTTGTAAGAGCTTCTGCTCAATCAAATAACGATATTAAAGGAAATTTTAATAAAACAGAAGTAAGTGTTTATGGAAATAACAATACACTAGCAACTAAGTATAATGTATATACATATATACCAAATGCTGCTTGGAACAATGTGGACGAATTAACTGTTAGTGTTTAGAGGGCCCACATTATTTATTTTTTATACGAATTGAAATTTTTCGTTTCATAGGAGGGACAAAAATGGCAACAACTTCATGGTCAAATCAGTTAACAAGATTATTCAATGCTCCATTAGATAGAGAAAGCGTATTCGAAACAATGGATGCTTTGTTAACTTTTTTAGGAAATGATGAAATAGCATATGAAGGACAAATAGTAGCTGTAGTAAATGCTACTTTTATAGGAGCTACTCAAACAAAAGATCCTGTATTGAATGTTTACGTTTTAGAAAAAGATGCAACAGGAACAAATCCAGATGCCGTTGATGGAAAAAACGGAAACAGATGGTTAGCTAAATTATTAGCTTCAGCTGATGCTACTATAAGCAACGCAGCTACTGCAGATAAATTAACAACAGCAAGAAATATAAAATTAAAAGATGAAGAAGGATATATAGACGGTGACGTCGGAGTAAATTTTGATGGTTCTGCAGATATAGAAATACCAGTAAAATTAGTAGATCAACCATTATTAAAAGATATTGGAGATCCAACAGCAGCTGTACCAGCTCCAGATACTTTTACAAAAGTAAAAGTTAACAAAAAAGGTACAGTAGTACAAGGTTTTGAAACTATAGATCAAGCAGATGTTGTATTTAATAAAGACAATAAATTTACTGATTTAGGAATCGTTGATGGAGTAGGTTCTTTAGACGACGTAACAATAAGTACTGGTGTAGCAAATAGAGACGTTTTACAATATAATGATGCTACAAAAAAATGGGAAAATAAAACTCTTGCAGATGCAGGTATTTCAGATTCAACACATACTCATGCATTAAATGATTTAAGTGATGTTGATACTACAGGAGTAGGAGAACCAGATGACGATCCTAAATTCCCATTAAAGAAAACTATAGTTCTTTATAGTATAACAGATAAACAATGGCATGCTTCAACTTTAAGAGAAGCTGGAATATTCGATCAAAGTGAATATGTAACTAAATCTCCAGGAGCTTACGTTCCAGGTGAAGATTCAACTGTGAATACTTCTCCTTCTTATTATAGCGGAAAACCAATAGTATTAAACTCATTTGGTAAGATTGATACAAGTTTACTTCCACCAATGGCTTTAACAAAAGTTTACCGATGTGCTACTCCAGCTGAAATGTTAGCATATCATAAAGATCATAATGTAGAAATTGGTGCTGGTACTACTATGGTTGTTGAAGATACTTCAGATCCAACAGAAATGACTCCTCAACCAGACGGATCTTCAATACATGTTAAAGTACCAAAGACATACATGTATGCTGGAGCTGACGTTAATGGTTCAACAACTGCAGATACAGTTATAGGTGATTGGATAGAATTATCTGAAACTGGTACAGTTGTGTCAGTAAATGGTAAACAAGGAACAGTAATGTTAGACGCTTTAGATGTTAATGGTGTTCCACTATTAAATAGTAATCGTGATGGAGCAACAACTCCAGACACATACGCTAGAGTTAAAGTTAACAAGTTCGGTTTAGTTGAATCAGGAGACCAAAAGTTAGAGCAACAATATATGGTTTTCAATACTAATAATAAGCTTAAAGATTTAGGAATTGTTGATATATTAGATGCTATAGACGACGTAACAATCGGTAAAAAACCAGTAATGGTTGACGATGGTACTAACACTGGTAAATTAGTCCAAAAAGTCGATGAGGAAGGAAATCCAGTTTTTGTTGGTAAAGATGTAGCAGATAAAGATGTATTAAGTTATGATGCAAACACTGAACAATGGATGAATAAATCATTAAGTGAATTAGATGCTAAAGCAGTACTTGAAAGAGAAATAATAGTTCAACTTGGTGTTAATGGTGCAGTTGGAGGTGTTAAAACCGGCGATAAATTAGACAAAGGTATGACTTTACAAAAAGTATTAGAAAAGATTTTAATAAAACCAATTGCTTATGTTTATCGTAAACCAAGTTTAACTTTAAATATTAATAAAGGTGAAGTTGAAGTAGGTACAAATATAACCGACTTAGTTATCACAGATAAATTAAATGATAGAGGTGCTGATGGACAACCTGATGCTGGTCCAGTAACATCACATATAATTACTGTTAATGGTACAAATGTTTTAAATACTACTACTATGGATAAAAACAAGGATATTAGAACTAATGCCACTATAGCTTCAGTTAATGCTGGAAATAATCCAATAGTAGCAAAAGTCATTTATTCAGATGGAGTTCCAAAAAATAATAACTTAGGAGATCCAACACCAGTTGATCGTAATGGTTTAGGTGATACTCTTACTCAAACAAGAAACATTGTTGGTTATAGAAATATTTTCTGGTATCAAGCAGTAGGTAAGGGAACTGCTCCAGCTACAAGTGATGATGTAAGAGCTAACGTAGATAATAAACATAAACATACACAATTTGAAAAAACTCTTACTTTCAGTATAAATGTTGAAGTTAATCAACAAACATTCTGGATAGCTTGTCCTTCTAATAGAACTTTAAAGAGTGTAATTGCTGTTAATCAATCAAATGCTGAAATTATGGGTAACTTTGTTCATACTACTGCTAGCGTAGAAGGTGCAAATGGATTTGCAGCTACTAATTATAATGTTTATACATATATACCAAATGCTGCTTTCGGTAATGCAGATATATTAAAAGTAACTTTAAAATAGTGTTTTTACTAATTTAATATTGTTAAAACGATAAGAGGGGAGGTTTATCACGAACCTCCCCTCAAATCATATGCATAAAAGTGTTGTCTATTTTTCTTATAGATGAAATTTGAGAGATGGAGGCGAGATTTTTAAGATGGCAACAACTTCATGGTCTAATCAGTTAACAAGATTATTTAACGCTCCATTAGATAGAGAAAGTGTTTTTCAAACTAATTTGGAATTGTTAACTTATATGCAGAAAGACGAAACTCCATACGAAGGGCAAATAATAGCAGTTGTCGATAATTCTGATGGTGCTTCTGCTACTAAAATTGCAAAACTTTATTTAGTTGCTAAAGATGAAACAAAAGCGTTACCAGATTCAGAAGTTATACTTGGTAATAACGGAAATAGATGGAAATTAATAGATATAACTACTTCTCAATCAACTATAGAATATTCTGAAACAACTGGAAAATTAAAAGATAAAGTTAATCTTAAAGTAAAGGAAAACGACTTTTTTGATGGTACTACCGGAGTAGATTTTGATGGATCTGCGAATGTAGAAATACCATTAGATTTAAAGAAGCAAACAGCTTTATTAGATATAGATGATGATACAATTACAACTCCAAATAAAGACATTTTTACAAAAGTTAGAGTTAATTCTAGAGGTTTAGTTACTGAAGGATTAAGCTTACAAGAATCAGATATACCACAATTAGGTCAAGATAAAATAACTTTTGGAGTAAAGCAAGATGATGGAAGTTTAGCACCAAATAAATTTTCAGATTTAAACATATCAGATGAACTTGGAAATTTAAATAATATATTATTAACTTCACCAGCTAACTTACAAATTTTAAGTTACGATGCTGTATCTAAAAAATGGATAAATTCTACTGTTGGTGCAGTATCGGGTGGTAATCCAACTTTAAACTTTGATGGTAGTAATGCAGATGTTACTGGTTCAGGTACAGGTATAGGTCCTGGAAATGAAATTGAGTTAGTATTAAAAACAATACTTGCTAATCCAGGAACTTATACAAAATTAACAGTAAATGCTAAAGGTCAAGTTACTGCAGCTGAACAACTTACAAAAACTGATATACCTACATTAGATGATACTCAAGTAGATTTTACTACAAATAAACATAATTTTGCTTTTTTTAATTTAGAAGATACTTTAGATAATTTAAGCAATATTAATATAAGTCCTACATTAGCTGATAAAGATATAATAATGTATGATGCTGCTTCTCAAAAATGGATAAATATTAAAAAGGATGAATTTACAAAGCATTCACATAATTTATCAGATTTAGATGATACTTCAATAACTTCTCCAACTAATAAACAATTATTATTTTACGATGATAAAGCTATAGATAATGGAGATGGAACATTTAGTGGTAAATGGAAAGCAGGAAGTTTAACCGATATAGGAGCTCAAGCATCTGGCAATTATGTAAAAGAAGATGATGTATTAGACTTAAATGCAAATGGAGATGTTTTAGGTAAGATTCAATTCAAAAATGAAACAGGAAATAATGAACTTACTTTAAAAGAAATTAACGCAGAAACTGGTACATACGTTAAAGTAGATGTAAATAAAAAAGGTTTAGTAACTGGTGGAAAAACTCAAATAGAAGATGCTGATATTAAAGATTTAAATTTTTCAAAATTAACTAATAAACCAACTACTTTATCTGGATATGGAATAACTGACGCATATGAAAAATCTTATCATACAAAAGTTGCTAGTATGGCAAAAGAAGATGGTTCAGTAGAAGTTTTTGAAAATCATCCAATACTATTATCTGCTGGTGGTAAATTAGATCCTTCATTAATTCCAAATATATCTGTATCAAATGTTAGGATTGCTAATAGTGAAGCTGAAATGATTACTTATCAATCCATATTAACAGGAGACGTTTGTATACGTAATGATATTAATAAAACTTTCATATATTCTGGCGAAAATATGAATGCTCCTGAGGGAAGTACAGTAACTTCTAATGTAGCTGATTGGTTAGAAATGTTAACTCCACAAAATTATATAGCTGCAATAGAATTACATGGAGTTAGTACAAATCCAAAAACTGGTTCTAGTGTTTCATTAGATTATTCAGACATGGATGCTGTTCCAACTTTAATTAAAACCGGAGATTTAACTACTACAGATCCAGCTCCTACTGGAACTCATACTAAAGTTAAAGTTAATTCTTATGGTTTAGTTATTAGTGGAGAAGATTTAAAAGTTGAAGATTTACCAGATAATATTCCACAATCTAAGATAAAATTTGGTATTCCAACACCAGATAAAGATGATCCTTCAACAATTGTTTATAAACCAAATTCTTTTACTGATTTAAATTTATCAGAATCGTTAGCTAATTTAAATGATACTGAAATAAGTGCGAATCCAGTAGGAAAAGTATTATATAATGAAGCAATATATGATCCAACCGATTCTTCAACTGTAATAGGTAATAAGTGGGTTGATAAAACATTAAAGGAACTTGGTGCCGTAGCAGTATTAGAAGAAGATTTAAAAGTAAATATACCAGGAAGTATCGGAGGAGTAGATAATGGAATGGTATTTGATAAAGGAACTTCTTTAGAATTAATATTGAAAAAATTATTTACGAAAGCAAGTCCAGTAACATATACAAAACCAACTTCAAACTTTTCAGATAGTAGCGGTAATATGAAGGAAATAGAGGCTGGTAGTACAGTTTCTCATACATTAGTATATTCATTTGGTAAAAATGATGCTGGTAATTTAAATAGTTGGTCAGTTAAAAAAGGAAACACAGTATTAACTTCTGGAACAACAACATTAACTGGTTCTCCTTTAAAAGTAGCAAATTATACTTTAGGCGATCAAAGTATAACTTATACATTTACTTGTAGCTATGATGAAGGAGCTATTAAAAAGGATAATTTAGGAAATGATTCTCCTACAGGACATATTATGGCTGGTACTTTAACAAAGACTTTAACTATAACTGGAGTTAGAGCTTATTGGGGATTCGGAACAACAGCAAGTACAATTCCTACCGGAGCTGAAATAAGAGCAAAAGTTAAAAATGGAATTAAAGCAAAAGCAGGTACGGTAATAACTGCTAATGTAGCTATAGGAGATCAAACAGTAGTTTTTGCATATCCAGAAACTGTTAAAGATTGTACTAGTATCGAATATAAAGAAATTAACGATCCTAACGCTAAAACAAAATTTACTCAAACTACTATAGCTATAAATGACGCATCAGGAACTAATCCAGTAAACTATAGAGTTTACTATTATATAGCATCAGTTCCTTTCGCAGCATCTGCTACATTTAAATTAACTATATAAGGAGGTAGATATGCATGGCAGTTAATTTTAATTATTCTGATTCAAATTCTCTTTTATCAATTAATAAAAGTTATCAAAGACTTGAATCAACTCCATTAGATAATTCTGAAGTATTGCAACAATTAGTCGATGTAGAAGAATATGCTCATAATTATCCAACGGCATATGAAGGTCAAATAATCTATTGTCTTGAAAATTCTACTCCTTATATATTGGTAGCTTATACTGGAACTGAAGCTTATAACTTGGATTATATGCCAATAGTATTTGGTGAAATAACTCAAAAACTTGTAGAATTAGAAGACTATGCAGATATGGTTGGGAATGATAAGTTAATACCAATATCTAATGGTTTATTAAATACAGGAGATAAAGGTCTAGGATTAAATGCTGACATGACTGATGGCTATAATCTTTGGTTAGGTACTGGATTAGATTTTGAACAATTAAGATTAGATTCAACTTTAGATGCTAATACCATCTATTTTACTAGAAATAATAAAGGATATATATCAGAAGAACAAATTGCACCTGGATATAAAATGACAATTTTCCATACAGATACGGTAGATGAAATGTTAGCTTTAACTGATGTAAGCTATAGTGATTTATGTGTAGTCGATGATAAAGAAACTTATATTTTTTCGAACATAAATTACTATAACGAAAAAACTACAGCTGCATCGTTAATCTCTGATTGGCAATTAATTTGTGGTTACGAAATGTTTAAAACTCATGTTGATGAGCTACAAACGAAAATCAATGACTTAGAAGCTAAATTGCAATTAATAAATGATAAGGCGTATACAAAATCAGATAGCAATGAATGGTAAAGAAAGAGAAGAAAAAACTTCTCTTTTTTAGTTTACTTTTAGAAAAAATTAGTATATAATAATTATATAAAAGGAAACAAAAAATGGAGGTTTAAAATGAGCGGACACAAGTATTTAGAAGATATTGTTGATTTGAGAAAGACTACCTATAATAACTATAAAGATACTGAAAGAGACGACAAATGGAAAGAGCAAAGAGAAGTTTATGGTTTTGACGAAAGAGAAGTTTGGAACTTGGATAGCACTTTTTTCTGCTGGTTGTACGAAAGATTGATGATGTATAAACAAACAGCTTGTGTAGATTTAAATTTCCACACATTTGAAATTGATGGAGAAACCTTGACTCAAAATGAATGCATTGATAAAATGATTGAAAATTGTAAAACAATTATTACTAAAGATATGGATGACAATTTTGAGTTGAAAGAAGAAGTTTTAAATATTTGGAGTAAGTGCGCACTTGCTATGTGGTATTAAAAAAGTTTTTAAAAAAGTTGTTTACTTTTTAAAAAAATTAGTATATAATTAAACTATAAAAAAGGTTAAAAAAAATTATTTGTAAGGAGATGTTAAAATGACAGACAAAAATGTAAGTTTAAAAGTAGGTTACACTAATGAGGAATGGGACACTTTTATAAAGGGTGAATTAATTAAGTTTATGACTGAGCATGAAATTGAAAAGATTACAGTTGATGATGGTTGCGGTAAAAAAGGTAAAGTTGCAAGAAATGCTAATGGAGAATTTAAGGTTCAAGTTACTTCTAATGATACATTATAGGATTTGATAATTATGGAAGAGATTTTAAAGTCAATAGAAGCACTTTATAGAAATCAAGTAATAATTAATGAGAAACTTGATGCTTTACTTAAAGCAGATATAGAAAATATTAATGAAAAACAACAATTTAAATTTGATATTAATATGTTAAATAGTAAGTTAGATAAAGTAATTAGTAAAACTTCAGATATAGAAGTGAGATTACAAGTTTTAGATGATATTAATAATAAAGATCCAGAAATGGACGAAATAAAATATCAACTTAATGAGTTAAAAGACCAAATTAATCAGTTGTCGATTTATAGAGACCTCTATTAGGTCTCTATAATTAATAAATGTCTGAATTTTGAGCTAATAGGTTAATGATAGTGCTATAAGCTTTAGTGATTTTTAAATTTTCATATGCATCATTTAATATTTCTTTTGAAGATACAAATGTTAATTTGTCTCCAGTAGATGGAATAAAAAATTCTGCATCTGAATATTTTTTAATTAAATTTTGAAAATTTGTTTTACTACGATAATCAATCACAGTTGCAATTTTTTTACCATTTGTTTTAATAAACATTCCTACTAATCTTTTATTCATTGTAAAACCTCCATTTAATTTGGTATATTTAGATTATTACCACTTTTTGAGGTTTTATACACAAATAAGAAAAAAATATATGCAAATTTTTTCTTCCTATTTTATAAAAGAAGAAAGAGTGCACATAAAGAGAGGAGAGAAGAGCTTTTGTATAAAGTAAAAGCTATTCAAGGCATGAATGTGCTGATAAATGATCTAGGACTTATAGTAACTAATAGCTCAGAACTTATTCTATCAGATGAAGAATATGAAAGTTCTTTAGATATCAAAAAAATTGAAAAGTTTTTAGATATTGAGAAAATAAATCAAGAGCAAGAAGAAGTAAGCGAATCAAAGCTAGAGTTAGAAGAAAATATAATTGAAAATTCTAATGAAGAAGAAAAGACAATATTTACCAAAGAAATTGATAATATAGAAGATGTTGAGGTTGTTAAAGAAGCTAAAAAGGAAAAAATATTTGTAGCTAATTATAATGAACCTGATATAAAATTAGACGATAATGTTCAAGAAGTAACTGAACCAGAATCAAATGTTACTAAGGTTGAAGAAGTTGTTGCTGAACCAATAGTCAGAAAAGTTGAAGATAATACTACTGTAAAAGCTGAAGAGAAACAAACCAAAGAAGTTAAAAGAACTAGAAAAAAAGTAGAATCTAATAATACTGAAAAAAAGACTAGAAGTCCTAGAAAAGCAAAGACTGTAAAGAATGAAGAAGCAGAAAATAAAGCTACTGAATTAGAGAACAAAGAAAATAATTAGTATTGTTCAAGGGAGGACAAAATTAATGGCAAAGAAAATAACTTGGTTAGATAACTTCGCTGAAGCTTATGGAAAGAAAGAAATGAATAAGACAGCAAGTAAGAAAAAAGGTGAAGAAATAATTCTAGACAGAAATTTAGTTAAGGGTGCTAAAGTAGGGGATAGAGTTAAACTTAATGGAAGAATGTGGAAGATTGCTGATTTAGATTTTGTTGATGAAAAGGGACCAGGAGTTATAGCAGAAGAAATTCCAATGGAATTAAATCAAGCTACAGATCCTATGGCTATGGAAATGGGAACTCCAGCTCATCAATCACTAGATAATCAATGTGTAGTTGCTCCTGAAAGAGCTTGTACAGATCCAGGAAATATTTTTGATTTAGATGTTAGAGAACAAGAACAAACTAAATTTGAAGGTGAAGCAGCAGCTACTGCTAATCAATTACAGCAAGAACAAACTGTTGATAGAACTCAAAGAACTTCTCCAATAAATTTACCAAAACTAGATAATGCAGCTCCAGCAATGCCAATGGAACCAGCTGCACCAGCAGAACCAGCAATGCCAATGGCTGATGAACCTGCTATGGAAGATGAATTGGAAGATGAAGAAGAAGTAAAAGAGTTAGGACCTAAGAAAGCTCCAGGAATGGAAGAAGCTGAAGAAGTTGAAGATGCTGAAGAAGTTGAAGATGAAGACGAAGATGAAAAATTAATGGCATCATTAGCAAGCAATAGAATTTTAAAGAGAATCTTAACTGCTAAGAGAAGATAGTTATTAGGAGGAAGAACATTAACAATGATAAAGAAAATTGCTAGTTCAAGAATTTTAAAAAGTGCAAGTATAATAGCAAAAAACTTTGAAGACGATGTTGAAGAAATTCTATTACATGCTGAGAGAGTAGTTAAAGCATCTTTAAAACCAACAGATCAAGTTAAGGCTTTAAGAATGTTAGAAAAGAAATTAGATGTAGAGGGATTAGAAGTTTCTTTTCAAAAGAAGATTACTAGAAATTCAATGAAGAAAACTGCTGGTGTTGAAAACTTATCAGAAAAAGAAGTTGTTGATTTAGTTGAAACAATTACTAAAGCAGTTGTTGATGAAATTGAAAAATCTTTAGAAGACGTAGATAAGATTTGCGATGATAAATTAAAAGAAGTTTTAGATGATGAAAAGAAGGCTACTCCAGCTGAAAAGCAAGAGTTAGAAGCAAAACTAAAGGGAACTTTTGAAAGAAAGATGAACGGATTAGGAGTACATGCTAAGCTTTCAAGAAATCAAAGAAAAAAATCAAATGTATCATTAGCAAATAATAGAGTTTTAAAAAGAATCTTAACTGCTAAGAGAAAGTAATTATTTTTAGGAGGAAGAACATTAACAATGATAAGAAAAACTGCTAGTTCAAGAATTTTAAAAAATGCTAACATGATAGCAAAAGCTTTTGAAGATGATGTTGAAGAAGTTTTACTACATGCTGAAAGATTAGTTAAAGCATCTTTAAAGCCAACAGATCAAGTTAAAGCTTTAAGAATGTTAGAAAAGAAATTAGATAAGGAAGGAATGGAAGTTTCTTTCCAAAAGAAGATTACTAGAGATTCAATGAAGAGGACTGCTGGTGTTGAAAGCTTACCAGAAAAAGAAGTAGTTGATTTAGTTGAAACAATTACTGATGCAGTTGTTGATGAAGTTGAAGAATCTTTAAAAGATGTAGATGAAATTTGCGAAGAAAAACTAAAGGAAGTTTTCGACGACGAAAAGAAGGCTACTCCAGCTGAAAAGCAAGAGTTAGAAGCAAGATTAAAGGGAACTTTCGAAAGAAAAATGAGTGGATTGGGAGTAAACGCTAAGCTTTCCAGAAATCATAGAGTTAGAAAGGCTTCTAGAAATAGAAAAATTAAATAATTATTATTAAGAAAGGGAAGATTAGCATTAAAAAAAAACTAATCTTCCCTTTTGTTTTAAAGAGGATTGATTAAATGTCAAAATGTTACTTTAAAGGAGATAAAGTTCTTTTATATGTTAAATTTTTTGATAGTAATTATAATATAGAAGCTGAAATTTCTGAACCAAAAGTTAGAATACTCCATGAGAATAAAGGAGAGCTTTATGAAGATTTGGAGTGGTCTCCATTAAAGAAAATGGGTAATGGAGAATATTATTCAAAATATACAATTCCATATGATGCTGACAACGGTATATACAATATTATTTATTCTGGAATTATAAATGGAGAACCTTCACAAACCGTAGAAGAATTTCATGTAGCAGAAAAAGTAGAACACTATCCTAATGCAATAAGAATTTATGGATATATAGATGATAGCTATTCTGGAAAACCGGTTGACTCAGTTAATATTAGTATTAGTTCAGATGATGGAATGTATTACACAGAATCATCAACTTCTTTTGACGGACAATGGGAAACTTTCCTATATCCTGGAAACTATTATATTACTTTCAAAAAAGATAAATTTGAAGTTTTAGAAACGTCTTTTGAACTTGGAACAGATTCTAAAGAAGTTCAATTTAATAATATTACGCTACAATCTAAAAAAAGAAGATTATGTGGTGAGGGAATTTGCGAAGTATCAGATAATTTTGTATTAAAAAATGGAATACCATTAGATGGATTGGTTGTAGAAGCTTATGATATAGATGATATAGAAAAACTTTGTGCTACTTGTAAAACTAATAATAAAGGTGAATGGAAGATCTTCTTAGATCCAGGATTTTATATATTAAAAGTTAAAGGAAAATCAATGGATGTAGAATTTGATAAATCATTTAAACTTAGAATAGATGATGATTGCGAATATGATTTAGAAGATATGGAAAGTAATAAGATAAAACCACAAGTAAGTTATATGTCAAATGGAGAAGGTCCAATTGATTATCAAGATATATTAACTGATAAATTAGGAAATCCAATTGCAGATGCACAGGTTAACATTATTGTTGGAAATAGAATAATTGCAGAATGTTATACTGACTTAACTGGTAGATATATTTTCCATTTATACCATGGTAGATATACAGTAAGGATTTACCATCCAAATTTCTCAACATTAAAAGATTTTATCATTACAATTTAAAGCTGTTTAATCCTAAAGAATATATTTTTTACAAATAGTTTGCAAAATGTTAAACAAAGAAGAGGAGGAAAAAATTTGAAAGTCTCAATATTAGGTGCAGCCAAACAAGTCCCAGGTTCTATGAGCCTATACGAAGCAGGAGGATTAAAAATCTTAGTTGATTGTGGAATGGAACAAACAAATGATGTAAGAACAGATATGATTAAGAATATAAAACAATTTCCATTCAATCCAAGAGAACTAGACTATGTTGTAGTAACTCATGCTCATATAGACCATTGCGGATTAATTCCATATTTAGTAAAATGTGGTTATAGAGGTCCGATTTTAAGTACAATACCAACATTAGATATTTGCGCAATATCTTTAGTTGATTGTGCATTCATATGGCAAAGAGAAATTCAAAAAGCACTTAAGAGCATTGAAGTAAAGAAGAAAACTATAAAATTAAATAACGGTATGTTAAAATGTCCTTACTCTATAGAAGAAGCAGAATTGGCAATGAATTACTTTAGAGGATATGATTTTGGAAAAGAAATCAAATTAAATGATAATGTGGACTTAATTTTTAGACATGCTGGTCATATAATGGGAGCAGCTAGTTTAGAATTTCACGTAAAGAAAAACGAGTATGAAGAAGAAATTGTATTATTTACTGGAGATATAAGTGGAAAGAAAGATATACACCCTTTCGTTGAACCAGTAGAATATATTAAAAAAGCTGATTATGTAATTTGTGAATCTACTTATGGAAATAAAAAACATAATAAAAGCGTTAGTCCAGAAAAGTTTTTATTAGATAAAATTCAAAAACATTGTATAGACCATGGAAAGACTATATTAATTGCTACATTTAGTGTTCAAAGAACTCAAGAGGTAATTTACTACTTAAATAGAATTTATAATGCTAATAAAGATAATAAACAATTACAAAAAATACCAATATATGTAGATAGTCCAATGTCTATAAACGTAACTAAAAATGTATATGAAACTAGTCCAGATTTTTATGGAAATGATACAGGATTATCAAAAGAAGAAATGCAAGATATTTTAAGATGGGATAGAATAACTTATACAGAAACTCCAGCTCAATCTCAATCATTAGCAAATGGAAATCCAAAGATAATTTTATCTTCAGCAGGAATGATGTCTTCCGGAAGAATAGTAAACCATATAGAATCCTTTTTACCAGTTAAAAATGCTTGTGTATTATTATCAGGATATTGCGCACCAGAAACTTTTGGTGGAAGATTACAACAAGCTGTAGCTGCTGGAAAAACTAAGATAACTTCAGTAATGGGACATGAATTGAATATAAGAGCAGATGTTGACAAGATAGAAGGATTATCTGGTCATTCAGATATGAACAGCACAGTTAATTATTTAAGAAATATTAAAGGAGTTAAAAAAGTAATTCTTAATCATGGAGAAGCAGATGCGATAGAACAACTTAAAGACGAAATAAGAAAGCAACTAAGATTAAATGTTATAGTACCAAACTTAAATCAAACAATCAAATTACAAAAGTAAGTCTATCAGCGGACAATTTTTTACGGTTGTCCGCTTTTCTATTTTTTAAAAAAGGTGGTGATAGAATTGATCGTTTTAGAAAGTATTGCAGATTCGACTGACGAAATAGTATATACTCCAACAGAAAAAAGATTAATTCATAAGTTAAGAACTATGTTAAAAGATACTGAAGTGAAGCATTTACGTACATTAAATACTTTAGTAGAAAAGCAACATGGTGAAAGATGGTCAGATCAACAATTGCTTGTTTATTTGGAAATGGCTATAGGAGATATTAATGCAGAACCTCCTTATACCGGTTTTACTTTAGATAATTTTCCATCAAGTATAGAAACCACTGTTATCTTGGGGGCACTTGTATTTAGTTTAATTGCTGAATCAATCCTTCAAGTGGGTAAAAGATTACTTTCGCTCACATTAAACCTCTTTAATTGCGGGAAAAACTCTATAAGCTTAATAAGCTACAACGAAGTTGGAAACGACAAGCGTGAATGCGGAACGATTTAAAATCAGATACCATAAAAATTATTAAGTCAGAGTCAACCAAAGATGCAAGTTCTTTAAACGCAGCCAAGTACCTAAGTTATCTATAAAGATAATATGGTAAAGGTTCAACGACTATCGAAATCAAATAATAAATGTAACTCTTTACTTGTAAAGAGAATAAGATACTAAGATGTATACGAAGAAAGTAGAGTAGAATTTATATAATTCGAAAAAGGAGGCTCACTTTTAAGTGTGAAGATATAGTCTAAAATCGGAAAGTTTTTCATATTCTGATAATGGTATATCACTTAATATCAATTTAGCTCAAGGTTATCAGTCTATGGCTCAAATGTTATTAGCAGGATATACTACTGGAAAAACAAATATTAAACGTGCTATGAGACCAAAAGCTGCTTCTTTAGCAAGTGGAGCTGGTGGAAATACAAATGTAAGGATTCGATCTTACGCGCCAAGACAATGGGTATATAGATAACAGTAGATTAGAAGGAACCTAAAACTTCCTTCTTTTTATTTTTTAATTAAGATGTGCTGATGATTTAAAAAAGGAGTTGAAAAAATGGTTAGTAGATTAAGAAGAAAAGCAAGTAATGATTTTGTAGATCAAGTAAGACAAGAAGTATTAGACGATATTGAAAACGAAAATACTTCTAATATGGATTTATTAAATGAATTAGATGAGGCCGACGTTAGACATGAAAAATGTCCAATTTGTAAAGGCAATTTAGTAAGAAAAAAAGGTTTTAAAGTTTGTATTAAATGCGGTACAGTTTATAAAATATTAGATGGAAAATGTTACTGCATAAGGGGTTAATCAAATTATGGACGATAAAAAATATATTCATAAACAAGAAGTTGATCTCTATAATCATGATAGAAAATATTGTTATGATAAAATAGATGATCATAGAAAAAAGAAAAAAAAGTTTCCACATCTTCATACAGATGAACCAGAATATATAGATAAAGATAAAGAATATCAATTTGATAGAACTCATCATTTTTATAATGAATTTGACCATAAATTTGATGAAGAATGTTATTTTGATTCTAAATGCATTCATGATTATAATTGTTATCTTGAACAAAAAGATAGAATGGAATTTACTCATAATTACGATGATAATTATGCAGGAGAATATTTTAAAGAAAAACCTAGACCACACTTTATAAATGATATTCCAGTAGATAAACTTACAACAGACTGTTTAACTTTTCCTATGATAACTTGTTATGCTAGGAATATAAACAGATTAACTAATGAAACTACTAATTATAGAGAAATTTTAGATATAGTTAATAGAAATATTAAATTTTCTAAAAATGGAGCAGTTTATACTGATGAAAAACTCTATAACAGAGATACATTAAATTTTGGAATAATAGACTCCAAATTTGGCGGATATTCTCAATATTTAATTGAATTTGACATTTGGAATAATGAACCTTCTATATCTATTGGATTTACAAAAATTTATTTTGAAGATGCAAAAGATTGTAAAGTTTATATAGTTGGAGAAGATTATGAAGAATATCGAGATAATATGATTGATTTTGAAATTAAGTCAGTTACCAATAATACTGAATTTGAACAACTTATAGATTCTTATGATTTAAATGGAAATTTTAATCATTTGCCGGGAACACTTTCTGGTAAAGGAGATCATACAAAGTTTCAATTAGGAGTTTATGTTTTACCTTTTCCAGACAGAGTAAAAGAAACTAAACTTTGTTTTAGTGTTTGTTTTGAATATACTACTAAACATGAATTTATAGATTATTGTGGATGTAAAACCAATAAAGTAAAACTTCATTTTCCTTGTGAAATTCATTTAACTAAAAATGACATAAATGCAAAATTAAATAGTTATGGAGATACTTTATCAGGAGTAACTAAAGGAAAAATTAATTCATATAATATTAAAAATGATTTTCCAACTTCTTTAGTTAATGTTTATAAAAAAAATTCAAATACAATATATGACCAATGTTTTACTCAAAATAATATTTATGAAGTTTTCTTACCTAATGGAGTTTATGATTTTAACATTAAATGTAATAATACTAAAAGACAATTTAGAGATGTTGAAATTACAAGAGGAATACAACCATTTTATTCTAATATAGATTTTGGCAATATATATGAAAGATTTGAAGATGTTTATGTAATATTAGATAGGAAACAAAGACATTATCAAATTTACGGAAAATTGATTAGTGAAAATAATAAACCAATACAAAACGCAGAAATAATTTTTTCTCAAAATGGAAAAATGGTTTTATATACAAAAACAGATGAGTTTGGTAATTATCGTTTTATATTAGACGAAAATGGAGTTTATGATATTAGAGTTAGAGCTAATAATTTTCCTTTGAAAATAATTAGAGATTTTAATTATGATAGAAGAAAAGGTTTCGTTAAACAATTAAGAGAACAAAATAAAAGTTTCAATTCTTTTTCAATAAATGTTAAACTATAGGAAGTGAATTTCGTGGATTTTGATTTAAATAGTAGAAGGTTAAATTCTCCTAAAAATATTACTTTATCATATCCAAAAGATATTAAGAGATTGGTAGTAACTTGGGATAAAGTAATAAATCCTGATTATGATAAATTTGATATAAATAATCCAATCGTTAATATATACTATAATGTATTCAGGAGTCAATCTATTAATGGTATTTATGTAAGAGTTAATAAGTATTTAATAAATACTAATAGATTTGAAGATAAGGAATTATCTATACACCCTAATACTCGCTATTGGTATAAAGTTTCTACTGTATGTGAATTTTTTGATGGTTCATTTATTGAAAGTAAACTTTCTCAACCAGTTACTTATGAAGTCAAAAATGAGAATAAATGGTTTACTAAAATGAATGAACGTAATATGTGGATTTTGAAAAATGATGCTGTATTAATGGATTTATATATAAGAAAAACTGAAGGAGAACATTGTCCAAAATGTTGGAATGATATTAGAGGTCAATCAGCAAATAATAATTGTAAGACTTGTTTTGGTACTGGATTTATTGGAGGATATGAACCAGTTTTTCAATTATATGTAAGACAAAAACCAGTTAATACACAAGTAGATGTAAGTACTGAAGGTTATGCTTACAATAATGCTCCTGGAGCTTGGACTATCTCATCTGTACAAATCAGAAATAGAGATTTATTAATAAATCCACAAGGTAGAATGTTTGCAGTAACTAGTAGTCATATAAATCATGCAGCAGGATATTACTTTCATCAAGAACTTCAAATGAAAGAGATAGATCCTACTGATAATCGTTATAACATACAAAGGATAACCTTATACCCTGAATTTTAAAAAAATACCGGTTTTCATATACACTATTTTTTTAGTGAAGTGAAAAAAAATTAGATTTAAAGGTGATTTTTCTTTATAGAAAAAATCCTATATTCTATTTTAAAGTTAAAGAATCGCAATTAAGAGGTGATATATTTGGTTAGAGATCAAGCTGTTACCAATACTAAAGACACCATAATCAAATATCTTCGAGGTTATTTGCGTAACATCGAAAACTACTCCGATGTTACTTCTTTAGATTTTACTAATGCTGAAATTTACGATAAACAACCCAATGAGTTGAGATATTTTCCCTCAATTTTAGTGACTGCACTTAATGGAAACTTTATAACAGCTGGTCTTGGAGATTATGCCACTGAATTATACGATAAAAATGGAATCTGCATTGGATGTAGATATAGTGGTTTTCTAGAATTACCAATTACTATAGAAACAGCTACTAGAACTACTCCAGAAAGAGATATTCTTACCGATTTGATAATTCAAATGCTAAGAGTCGAAGCCAGAAGAGACATTGAGGCTGAAGGTTTTTTAATCAAAGATGCCAGATATGCCAGTGAATCTGAAATAGTTTACGAGAATGATAAAGTTTATATAGCTTCTATTAACTGTACTATTTGGTTACAATGGTATAAAGATATTGATTACGTGAGGGTTAAAAAAATAAATATAAACTCATCACCTTATCGCGAGTAGTAATTTAACAAGAATTAACAATAATTTCTTTTCAAAATAGAGGAGGACGAATTAATGAGAGCTTATAAAGCACCTGGTATTTATTCTACTTTTGTGCCAGCACAAGAAGTTGTGAATGGTGGTCGTTCTTTAAGAAGATTAGCTATCGTTGGACCTGGACAAAAATTCTTCGTTAGAGAAAATGTTGCTGTAGCAAGAAGTGAAAAAGCAATATTTGATGAATTGGAGAATGACGGATTAATAGATATCGTTAGCGCTTCTAGTTGCAAGATCAAAAATGGAAAGCCAATTTATACAGACGGAAAAATCTTTACTAATTATATTATTAAAGATGGAAAAGTAATCTGGTTACCAGCTGATGAAGATGGAAACATAACTGATAAATATTTAATTCCAGCAACTTGCTATAAAGAATTAACTAGTATAGAAACTGAAGGTAGTAAGCTTTTAATGAGCGAAGGTATAGTTGATGCTAAAATTACTTTAGATGCTGATGGAAAAGCAATGAATGAAGTTTTAGAAGATGCTAACTATATACTAACAGTTAACAATATAGACAAAGTTGGTACTTTTACTGTAGCTAACGAAGAAACAGAAGAATTAATAGGTGAATATCATTTATCAGATACAACTATGGAATACAGAGATGATATAATTAAAGGAGTTTCTTTAAGAATTATCGGAACTGCTATAGATGAAGAAACTGGTGAATATCTATTCGGAGAAAATGTACAAGTTGGAGACGCTATAAGAATTTGCGTTAGAGCTGCTAAGAACAGAGTAGATGCTAAAGCATTTTTAAATTTCTTTGCTGTTCCAAGAGATGAAGAAGGAAAACCAGTAACTAATGTAGAATTATTAAATGATTTTGCATATTCAAAGAAAAATGCTGATGGAATAGCTTTTACTGTTGATACTGGATTAAAAGTTGTTGCTGATGATGCTGCTACACCTGCAGATAATGAAATTAAATTAGCTGATGCTAATGCTAAGGCAAAAACTGGTGAAACATTTGCTGTTGGTGATTTTATCGGTAAGGTTCCAGTTTTAGTTTTAGAAGGAAAGGCCAATGTTACTAACTTATATAAATTATCTAATGATTCTTATGAAGTTGACGTTATCAATGGAACTAATCAATTAGTAATTGATTATAGTAAGGAAAACTTTGGTGGACACACTTTAGATGGAGAAAGAATCTGTAAGTATGATGCTGCTGCACTAGCTCAATACAATACAGATCATGGTGAAAATTTTACTTTAGATGATATTCAATATAATTCAAGAGGGGAAGCTATAGATGCTGCTAAGTTAACTTTTTCAGTTGAATTTGCTACTGGAGTTATACCTAACGAACCAATTGAAGGATTTAAAGCTGGAAGCATCTATATTGAAGCTGAAGATTTTGCATACGCTACTCCAGAAGAACCAGAAAAGTCTAGAAGAGAAATTACTGGTATAAAAGTTTATCAAAAAGATAAGAAGAACGTATTAAATGCTATACCAACTGGATTAAAATTTGTTCTAGATATAGATGGTACTAAGACAGAATATGAAGCAAAAGCTGCTGGTGCTGATCCAAATGCTAATCCAGCTGTAGATGCTGAAGCTGCTATGGAGAACTTTAGAAAAGATTTAACAATTGCTTTAAATGCAAAAGATGCTGTAATTAATCCTAACGGAAAAGGATTAGAAGTAGCAATCGATCCATTTAGTCCTTTAGCTGTAGTTAGCATAAAAGATTTAAATACATTCGTAAAAGATATAGAAATACTTAAAAAGAAGAAGTTAGCTAATGCTGATTATGTAGTAGAATACGTAAGCGGAGCTACTGAAAAGACTGTTGCTATAAGAATTTCTAAGATAATGCCTAAGAAGAATAAGAGCGGAAAGATAGTTGAAGCTTTAGTTCCAATAAGTGGAGCAATGAAAGTTTCAATGTTTAAGAATAATGTAATTAATTCTATAATTCCTGGAATTAGCTTCAGTATAGATGCTAAGGGATTAGCTTCAAAGGTTGCTGATCGTACTGTAGTTAGAGGAGATATTTTAGGTATAATCTCTACTAGACCTGACCTTTATCCAGAGGGACAACCAGCTGATGGAGATGTTTATTACATTTCTTATAAATATAAGAGAACAGACTTTGCTCCAAAGTTATTCACAGAATATGAAGATATAGTTGCAGTTTATGGAAACTACAATGTAGCTCTAAACGGATATGTAGCAAATGGAGTTACTTTAGCTGCTCAATTAGCTATGCAAAATGGAGCTGAAGAAATAATTATAGCTCAAATTGAAAGTGATACTAACCAAGGATATTTTGATGCTATAGATAAATTAGCTAATATAGATGAAAACATAATTTCAGTTGATTTAATAGTTCCTTTAACTACTAACTTTGAAGTAATCAAATACTTATCTGATCATGTAACTTTATATAGTTCAGATGATTTCTGTCTATACAGAATGGGATATGTTGGAGCTGATAAGGATGAAGTTATCGATTCTGAATCATTAGAATATATTTCTGATGAATTAGGTTCAATTCAAAAGACTGTAGCATTAAAGAATGAAAGAATGGTTTATGTTTGTCCAGGTACAGTTGTTAAGACTGTAATCAATGCTACTACTGGATATCCAGCTAAGAGAATATTAACTGCTCCATATGCTGCAGCTGCTGTTGCTGGATTAGCTATGAGAAACGACTTAGCTGAACCATTAACTAATAAGATAGTTTATGGATTTGATAGTTTAGGAACTATCTATAAAGAAACAGAAGCTAATAAGTTAGCTAATGCTGGATGTTTAGTATTAAAACAAGATAAAGGTGAAATTAGAGTTAGACATGGAATTACAACATTCTATGAATTCCAAACTTTCAACGATGTTCATTCTAATGAAATTACTTTCATCCAAATTAAAGACAGAGTTATTTCTCTATGTAGAAGTGAACTTGGTAAAAAATATGTTGGTAATAAGTTAAAGGCTTCAGTAGTTAATGATGTTGAATATACTTTAACTCAAATCTTAAATACTTTAGCTGCTGCTGAAACTATAGTTAGCTATGAAGGAGTTTCAGTAACAAGAGACATTGATAATCCAATGCAAATCAACATAAGATTCTTTATAGAAGCAGTTTATCCATTAAACTTCTTAGAAGTTGAATTCGGATTCTCTACTACTATAAGTGAATAATTTTTAATTTAAAATAATAGAGGAGAGAACTAATTAGAGTTCTCTTCTTACTTAAGTTAGGAGGTTAAAAAGAATGGCTGTTAACGGAGCTCAACACGCATTTGACTCAAGTGTTAATAATAATTTGAATACTCAAAGAGCTACTGGTATAACTCCTATGGAAGGTCAAGGATCTGGAGATAACGGTTCCTATTTAGCTGTCACTTCCACTAATATATCAGTTTATGCTAATGAACAAAGAGTAGGATTTATTCAAGATTTATCACCATCAGAATCAAGAACTATTACTCCAATTCAAGAACTAGGAACTGAAGGTGTAGTTCAAATGGTTGCTTCTAATACTAATGGTGGTACTTTAAGTTGTAGTAGAATAGCTGTTTATAACTCTAGCTTGTTTAATGCATTAGGATTAACTGGTAAAGCTGTATTTACTAATCCTACTGATGGAACTTTTAATACAACTAGAGCAAGTTATACAAATCATGAGATAGTACCAGGTAATGTTAATAATACTATAAGTAATCCTTTTAAGACTTTAAAAGATCAAAGAGTACCTATAGAAGTTAAAGTTATGTTAAGACAACCAGGTAGTAATGCTGCACCAACTTATGAAACTTATATAGATTGTTGGCTAACTGCTTACGGTAAGACTATTAGCTCAAGCACAATAACTGTTACAGAAACAGCAACTTTGAGCTATTCAGATATTATTTAATCAGATATTGGATAAAGAGGAGGTACATATATGCCAGGTTCAAGTTTGTACTATAATAGAGATGCACTTAATACTCAAAGAGGTATTGATGAAGCACTTTTAAAGAAGCCTTATAATGATCTAATGTCTGTAGATAATTCAGATGCTAATGGTTTAGCTGTTACTTCTACAAATATTAGAATTAAGGCTGCAAATGGTGTTACAATAGGAATGATTCAATCATTCTCAGTATCAGAAAATAAAGATGTAACTAAGGTTCAATCAATTGGTATTGAAGGTGTAACTCAAGCAGTTCCTCAAAACTATAAGGGAGGAACAATTCAAGCAACAAGAGTTGCTTTATATGGTAGCAGATTCTATGATGCTTTTAAAATGGAAGAATACATGGGAGAACAATATCGTGAATACAATGTATTTAAGACATTAAAAGATCAAAGATTACCATTTGAAATTAGAGTTGACCAATCAATGACAAATGGTGGAGAAAATGGAAAGCAATACACAGAAACTTATATTGATTGCTGGATAAGTTCATATAAAAAGAACTATACTACGTCAAACGTCACCGTCTCAGAGTCAGTGTCTATTGCGTATGCTGATTGCTTATAATTTGGTGTGGTTTGTATATTTATTATATAATATGAGAAGAGGTTACTATTCCTCTTCTTTTTTTATTATTTTTTCTATTTTCTGTTTAATTTTTCTCTGATAAAGTATATAATTACTATATAACAAATAAATTGAAGGAGAGTTTAAGCAATGAAAATATACAACCATTTTTATACAGAAGATTTTAACGACAAACCAATAGTAGTAGAAACACTAGAAGTTATAGTGGAAAGTTTGAAAGCTGCAAGAAGATTTTTAAGGTATGAATGTGGTAAAAACATAACTGAAGAAAACATATTAAAGTGTTGTAACGGAGAAGCCACTGGATTTGGAAGGCATAAATTTGAAGATGGAAGAACTGAAAAATATATGTTCAGATTTGCGACAGAAGAAGAAACTAAAATTTTTAATGAAAGAAAAAAACAATATTTAGAAGATAAACAAAATAAAAAAAATGAAGAAGATAAAGTAAAAGAAACACAATTTTATGTTTATAAATTTTTCTATAAAAATAGTGGAATAATTTTCTACATTGGAAAAGGCAAAAAAAATAGAGATACAGATACAAGTAAATACCAGAGAAATAAATTTTTTAATTCTGTTAAAAATATACAGGGTAACAATATTGGTTCAGCAAAAATTTATGAAGGATTAACAGAAGAGAAAGCTTTAGAATTGGAACACAAAATAATATGCGATCTATTGAACAATGGATATAAATTAATAACTGATACTGAATACTTTAAACATAATGCAATAATAGACCATGATACCTCTAATGAAAAATTGTTAATGAATATTTTAGATGGCGGAAAAGATGAACAAAAAAATAAAAAAGTTAGTAAGAAAACTAAAAATAAAATGTCAGAAGCTCAGAAAAGATATGCAAATTCAGAAGAAGGAAAAGCTAAAAATAGTCAAGCTCAATTGATAGTACAAAATAATCCAAAAACAAAACAAAAAAGGCAAGATTCGTTAAAGGAATATTTTAATGATTCAGAAGCAAAAACAAAAGCATCAAATGCAGCAAAAAAATGGATGTCTGATCCAAGTAGACACAATTCAAAAAATAATAATTCAAAACCGATACATTGTATCGAATTAGATAAAACTTTTATATTCCCGTCTGATGTAATAGAGTATTTTCATGATAATTTTAATACTTATGTAAATGGACAAGGAATGCCAGCTATGATTAAAGTTAGAGGAATAAATGGAGTACTCGTTGCTGGTGCTATTTTAGGAAATGGTGAAAAGTATTACAAACAATTGCATTGGAGATTTGCAACTCCTCAAGAGATAGAATTTGAAAATGTAAAAAGAATAAAAAAGTATGTACTTAAAGAAAAGATAAGAATTTTAGAATCACAAATAGAAGAAATGACTCAGTATAAAATACTTATGGATAAAGTTGAAGAAAAAGGATGTAAAAATCTTTATTATAAAGATTCTGATAAACTTGGTCATTATACAGGTAAATATAATCTTCCAAAAGATTGTGATGAAATACGTCAAGATTTAGGAATAGAAAAAGAAAAAGAAAAAGTTGAACCAATAGTATTGAGAAGAGAAGAAATCAAAAATAATAAACCAAGTTCAAAAGAACAAGATAAAAAAAATCAAAATTCGTACACCCAAAAATTTAAAAAGAGTAACACTTTAAAATGTACTTCCGTAAATGGAAAAGAAATGATATTTGGAATGCCTGATGAGGCTGTAGAGTATTTAGAAAATTTAGGAAATAGAAAAGTATGCACATCAAGAAGATTAGGTGAAAAAGCTAAAAATAATGAAAGATATGGTCATGATAAATTTGGTCTATTAACATGGTCTATTGTGGAAAAAGATTCGGATGATTTTAAAAATCTTATAAAACAATATGATGACAGATATCAAAAAATTATAGATGATATGCTAAAAGATATAGAAGAGCAAGAAAATAATGATTTAATCAGTGAGTAGAATAAAAGAATTACAGAATGCAAAGGAAAATATTAAAAATGATATATGTTAGTGATTATTTAAAACAATGGTTAGACAATTATTTTAATATTGATTTTAATGATGCAAAAATAATTGCAATAGCAAAAGGTAAAAATTATGATGAAAATTTTCCAGAAGAAGATGATAATCAAGAATATATGTATATTTTATATTATGTAAATAATAAATTTTTAAAATTTATTGTTAATAATGATAACAAACATTTATATGCAAGTTTTATGGAAAAAACAGATAAAAAACGTAAAGATTATTCTGCTGATGGAGATAGATATAGTTATTATGGGCATTTTGAAGATTATTTTGATGATTGTTTAGAATACGAAGAAAATGTATTATATTTGACTGATTATTATAATGATGATGATAAATATATAGATATTATACCATATAGTAAAGAAGGTTATGAAATTTATTATCATAATGGAGATACAATATTAAGAAATGGAAAAGACAATCTACTATTTAATTTTAGTGATGTATTTGTATTATATAAGCTTGGCGGGATAGAAGCTTGTGAAGCTTTAATAGAAGAAAAATTTGATTATAAAATTAAATTTTAAAAATAAATGTAATTTGAAAGGAAGTTTTTAAGTAATGAAAGAATATAATAAATTAGTAAGAGATTTGATTCCACAAGTAATCAAAAACGACGGTAAGTATTGTACTTACTATAATGCAGAAAAAAAAGATATACAAGATTTATTAATAGCAAAATTAGATGAAGAAGTTGCAGAATTTAAAGAATCTGGAAAGATAGAAGAATTAGCAGACATTATAGAAGTTTGTTATGGCATAGCTAGTTTTTTAAACTATTCTGAAAGAGACTTAGAAAATGCTAAAAAAGATAAGTTTGTTAACTATGGTGGTTTTTACACAGGAGTAGTACTTCAAAAAGTTGATGATGTTCCAATAGAAGAAGATATCGTAAAACCTGAAAATCCAGAAGTATAAGTCCCAATAATATTGAATGGAATTAATTTTCCATTCTTTTTTTATACGCAAAATACCGGGTTTGAAGAAACCTATTTTATTGGTAGATTAGTAAACGATAGAGAAATGGAGTGTTAATTTTGCGTAAAATTTTAGAAGATTTGATTTTTGACGGAGAATTAAAAGAAACTTATACAGTATATGGAAAGACATGGGTTCTTAAAACCTTGAATACAGATGAACAATTGGCAGCAACAAGTTCTACAAAGTCTTATGATAACGTTGCTAGAATATCAGCTATTAAGATAGCTGTAGTAGCTAGATCTTTAACCGAAGTTAATAATATAGTTCTTAATGATTTAACTGAGAAAGTCGAATTTTTAGGTAGTCTACCTCCTCAAATTGTTGATGCTTTATATGAAAAATATTTAGAGCTTCAAAAGAAACAAAAAGATAGTTTGAATGAAATGGAAAACGAACTAAAAAACTAGTTAACGATGATGTGAATAGAATGAAATGGAGGGTAATGAAGACTTTTGGTTTATTACCCTCTTCTCCTATGGTAAAACAGATGAATGATGTTCAATGGATGTATTGCTATCTTAATATTGCAAAAGATATGGAAGAAGAAGATAATCTATTTAGAATGAGAGCAAAATATCAAGGAATTTTTATCAATCCAGAAGCTGTTAAGAAAGTTAGTGAAGAAGAAGAAAAACAAAAGAGAAAGAATATGAATGCTAACCTAAAAAATCAAGGTCAACAAGAATTAACTGAACACCAACAAGAAATAATAGATAATGGTGGAGCAGTTAATACTGATTTTGAAAAAGAATTAATGGCAGCTTTAAGTGGAGAACAATTTATGGAAATACCTATTGAAGGATCTGTTAGAGGAGATTCTAACATGTCATCGGATGAATTCTTAGCTAAATGTTTAATGGAATTTGATGAAGAGGAAAAACAAAACAATAAAGATATAGACACTATTATAGTAGATGATGGTGATGAAGATGAAGATATAGACACTATCATAGTTGATGACGACGAAGATGAAGACAAAAACAAGAATGAAAAATAGTTGGTTTAAATGAACTAGAAGGAGGTAAAAACATGGCAGATATAAATAGACCCAGTTTTACGAATTTAGATCAAACTACAGCTTTAGAAAATATAAATAATTTGCAAACCGGAATTAAACAAGGAATGCAAAATGTAGTGTCTGGTGATTTAGCTAATGCTTCTAGTTCATTAGCTAATATCACAGATCAATTTAATGCTTTAGTAGATAGCATTAAAAATAATAATATGTTTGAACAGCTAAAAGATAAGATAGAACAAACTAATCTAATGATTGACGAGTTCAGAATCAAGACAGAAAAGGGGATTGAAACTCAAGAAAAATCTATAAAATCTATGACTGAATCGTTGCCAAAAGTCCTTGGATTAATACGTGATATGGAAAGTTCAGTAGAAGGTTTAAATAAAAAATTCGGTAGTACAGCTGAATTAGAAAAATTTTCAAGTCAAATAATGGATATGAAAAAGAATTTTGATGAGATAATTTCAATGCCATTATTAGATGATGGAACAGCTATAAATTCAGCTAAAAAAGTTGCTCAAATTTATATTGAAAATATGCAAACAGCTTTCCAAATGGCAGATATAGGAAAAGACATAATTATAAGTTCATTAGATAATGGAAAAGAAGAAATTACTAATGAAATAAAAAAGATATTATCTAACACTCAAGTTGCAATGAACATAGTTCCAAATATAAACAATTATGAAGGATCTGGAACTACTGGAACTGATTTAAGCGTATTTAATAAATTAATTAATGAAATATCAGTTTTAAATAAAACTACTGCTGAAACTGGAGAAAGAACATCAAAAACTTTAGAAAAAATAAATGCATTTTTGGAAGCTGTAAATACTACAAAAGTAAATGAAATTCCAGCTGTAGATAAGAATGCTGAAAGTACTGAAGTATTAAAAGAAATAAGACAAGATTTAAAAAATGATGGAACTCCGAAAGCAGGAGATAATATTGCGGCAAATGATACTTTGAAAGATTATGTAAACAGTATTAAAGAGAGTCTTACTAAATATTCTGATTTACAAAATCAAGTATCAGAAAAAGCTGAAAAAGTACAAATAGCTAAAGAAAAATATGATGAAAAACCTATTACTAGAAGAAAAAATGTATATGAAAAAGCCAATACAGATTTAGAAGATACCACTAAACAATTAGTAGCAGTAGCTAAAGAAATAATTGATAATATTAAAAATTATAAAGAAAATATTTCTCCTACTATAAATCCAGAGCTTACTATAAATGGAGAAAATGCTAAAGAACAAATAGAAAACATAAATAATTCTGCCGTTCAAGATTTAACTAAATATGATAAAGAAATAGATAAAATAGAATCTATAAAGCAATTACTAAATGAAATTCAAGAATTATCAGATGAATACTTTAGTGGAAAAACAGAAAATAAAGCATTTGATTTAAACCAAATATCTAATTTTGCTAACAAAATGAATGATATTGAAAAAATATTTAATTCACTAGAAAATAAGGAGATAATTGGTAGTGATTCTTTAGAAAATTCAAAATTATTAAGTGCTGAAATAGATAAGTTAATAAAATCATTAAATAATGTAGATTTAGCAAGCGGAATTTTAGACTCTATTAATGATTTAGATATTTCAAAGTACATAACAGAAAAGTTAACTAATACAAAAATTAAATTATCTAATTTATTAGAAAATGATAACTTAGATGTTTTGCAAGTATCTTCTTTAAGAAACACTGAACAAACAATAAAGAATATAATAAATAATCAAAATTTAGAACATACAACAACTGAAGATAATAGTTATACTAATAAAAGTGATATAGATAATAAATCTAATTTAGTTAATAATGTTTATCAAAATGTAGAAAATATTAAAAGTTCAGTCAATTCTACTTATTTAGCAGATCAAGTTAGCGGAAAAAATGAATATGCAGAAGAATTTGAAGATATCTTAAGTGTAATTAAAGATATTGAAAGAAGTGTTTCATTATTTCAATCTGTAAAGCAATATGCAAATGAAAATACTGAATTTTCTAATACTGGTTTAAATTCATCTATAAATGTATTATTTAACAATTTTAGTAAATTAATAGAAGATTTAAATACTAAAACTGAGAAAGTAAAAGAAAGTAGTAATTATAGTTCTGTTAACAATGATATGTCAGCTATAAACAATTTAGTTTCTCAATATAATACCCCTGTAGATAATACTGAAAATAACGAAATTGTTAATAATATTGAAAACTTAACTAAAACAATAATTAATTCTGGTAGTGAAGAAAATAGTAATATTGTTAATTTCAGAGATAATGTTAATGATATTAACAAATTGTTTAACGAGTTAAATGGTGAAATAAATTTAAATATCAGCTTAGATGATATTAAATTAAATTTAAGTGATCTTAACGTTGGTTCAAATGAAACATCAAATACTGAAGATATAGATTATATAAACAATAAAAACATAAATGATATTACTAGCAACATAGTAAACAATGCAAGTAACAATGTAAGTTCATTAAGTAGTTTGTTAAATAATATTAGTAATAGTAATCAAAGTGAAGAAAACAATGTTAATACAACTAATACTCAAAATACTAGAAATTCTTCATCATCTAATGTTAATGCGGAAAATACTACTAATAATTTAGACAATAGACAAAATAGTAATATTAGCAATATTTCAGATCAAACAAACAGTAATATAGATAATTCTAATATTAATAATTTAAACAATCAAAGTACTGACATAAGTAACTTAAATAATGAAAATATTGATTTAAGTAGTGTAAGTAGTTTAAATAACAATAATATTAGTGATATTATAAACAATCTAAGTAATGAAAATACTAGTTCAACTAATATTAGTAATTCAAGTAATGAAGTTAGTAATTTAAGCAATGTAAATGAAAGTCATCAAAATAATATTGATAATACTAATAATTTAAACAATCAAGATTTTAGTATAAGCAACGTTAACCAATTAAGTAATGAGAATAATAGTTCGAATAATGTAAACAACTTAAATAATGTTGATAATTCTAATAGAGAAAATACTAATTTAAGTAATGTTAACAATTTAAGTAATGAAATTATTGATTTAGATAATGTTAGTAGTTTAAATAATCAAAACATAAACGATATAATTAATAATCTAAATAATGAAAGTACTAGTTCAACTAATATTAATAATATCTCAAATAATAAAAACATTGATTCTAACGTTTCAAATAATCAAGATAATAGCTCTATAAACAGAATTAATCAAAGTAATGCTGAAAATACAAACAATCTAAATTTGAATGATATTGTTGATAATTCAAGTAATGAAGATATTGAATTAAATAATATTAATAATCACAATATTAGTGATATAGTTAATAATTTAAATAATCAAAGAAATATAAACAATACAGATAATTCAAATTATGAAGATAATGATACTAATATTAGTAATGTTAAAAACTTAAATAATAGTTCAAATGATGTTAACAACTTAAACAACGACATTACTAATTTAAGTAACAGCATTAGCAAAAATATTGATAAGTCAAACAATGAAAATATAGATCTTGATAATGTTAGTACGCTAAATAATCAAAACATTAGTGACATAGTTAACAATTTAAATAATACTAATGTTGAAGCTACTGGTAAAAGTATTCCTTCAAATAATGTTAGTAATTTAAGTAATCAAAATACTAATGTAAATAATGAAATTAATAATTCAAGAAATGAAACTAGTAATTTAACTAATAATCAAGATAGTAATGTAAGAAATGAAACTAACAATTTAACTAATAATCAAGATAATAGTTCAGATAATGTTAGTAACTTAAATAATTTAAGTAATCTAAACACTAATGTAAATAATGAAACTAATAATTTAAGAAATGAAATCAGTAACTTAACTAACAACCAAGATAATAGTTCAGATAATATTAGTAATTTAAGTAATCAAAATACCAATGTAAATAATGAAATTAATAGTTCAAGAAACAAAACTAGTAATCTAACTAATAATCAAGATAACAGTTCAAGTAATGTTAGTAACTTAAATAATTTAAATACTAATTCGAATGAATTAAACAATAATGAAAACAACATTTTTAAAAACGTTGATAATTCAAATAACCAAGATATTAGTTTAAGTAATGAAAATACTAATTTAAATAGTGAAATCAATAATTTAAGTAATAATCAAACTTCTAATTTAAGTAATGAAATAAACAATTTAGATAGCCAAGTTAGTAATTTAAGTAATAACTTAAGTAATAATGAAAATATTAGTTTAAATGACGAAACAAATAATGCAATTAATCAAATTAGTAATTTGAGTGATAATAAAAATATTAACTCAAACAGTGAAACAAATAACACAAATAATGAAATTAGTAGTAATACAAGTAATAATTTAAGTAATATTGAAAATACTAATTTGAATAATGATATAAGTACTTTAAATAATGAAATTAGTAATAATACAAGTAATAATTTAAGTAATACTGAAAATACTAACTTAAACAATAATATAAGAACTCTAAATAGTGAAATTAGTAATTCAAGCAATGGTGAATTTTCAAACCTAAGTAATGAAAATAATAACATTAATAATTTAAGTAACGAAAATATTGACTTAGATAATGTTAATAATGTTAATAATAGAAATATTAGTGATATAATCAACAACTTAAATAATCAAAATGTTAATTTAAATAATGTTGACAATTCAAATAGGCAATTTGATAGTATAAATAATTTATCTAATTCGACTGACAATTCAAATACCAATAATATCAGTAATGAAAATGTTTCAAATGATAATACTAGTTCAATTGAAGATGTAGATATTAGATCAATATTAAATTCAATTAACAATGAGAATTTTACTTCAGAAAATGCTTATTCAACTAACACTTCTAATTTAACTTCTGAATCAAATATAGATAATTCAAACTATAGTTCTAATGAAACAAATACTGAATCTAATTTGGATGACTTATTTAAACAACTTCAATTAAGTACTGAAAATGTTAATTATACTAGTTCAGAAAGAGTATTAGATGATATTTTAGATTCGATTAACATAATTCAAAGATTATTAGAAGAAAATCCAGATAGTGCTAAAGTATCAGAAGTTGTAAGTGATAGCGTTGATAAAATTACTCATGTAATAAATGGTCTATTAAGTGAAGGAAATCCTTTACCAGAGAGTCAAATTGAATATTTTGAGGATTTAGCTAATAATTTAAAATACTTAAAAGAAGATAATGGTCAGTTAAAATTTGGTGGAGAAGTAGACACACTATCTGATAATTCAGAAAGAGATATAACAAATTTAACTTCATTAGTAAATAATATAGAAAATTCTTCAAACGTTTTAAACAGTGAAGGCGATGTATTAAATGAATTAAATTCAGTAAATAATCAAAACATTGCTGGAATATTAAATAGTATTGATACATCAACTAGCACATTTAGTAAAAATGATACTGTTGAAAAAATAATTTCTGTTACTAATCAAACTTTGTCTAACATAGTACCAGAATTAAGCAAGATACATAATGATGACTTATTAAAGGAAATAACAAATAGTTTAATTGGAATAAGAAATGAAATTAGTACAACTTTAGTAAATAAAAAAGATCTACCTCAAGTTCAAACAGAAGAATTGAAAAATATAATTAATACTATAGACGAAACACTACATACTAGGGTAGAAGATACACAAATTTCTAGGTTAAAAGAAAATGAAACATTAAGAACTAGTGAATTTGAAAATTCTGTAAATAAAACTGAAGAAAAATACAACAATATCATATTTGATACTAATGAAAACAATCCAGAAGAAATGGTTTCAGCTGTAGACATATTTATTGAAAGTTTAAAACAATCCGTTAATGATTATGAAAACTTAGCAAAATCTGTTGCTGATTTAGATTTAAATAAAATAATAGCTGATAAACTTGAATTAATGTCTGGTACTTCACAAGTAATTAACGATGAATTCCATGAGAATATTAATGAAAATCAAAGTGAAGAGTTAACAAGGATAATTAATCAAGTAAATAACTATAGAGATCAAAAGAACGACTATATAAATTATGCAAATTCTGTTGACAATTCAAATACTGATAATTCAAATAATAATGGCGGAGACATAATAAATAAAAACATTTTTGAAAAAATTGAAGATTTTGACGATCTAGATTTAAACAAAATTTTATATATGGCTACTGGTGCAAAAGAACAACTTAGAAATACTACTTTAGATATGATAAGCGGTAACTTAACTACTAATTCAGAAAATAATTCAACTAATATAGAAGCAATTGATAATATAATGAAGGACTATACTTCAGTTACTAATTCTACTCAAATGATGCAATCAACTATCAACAACATTAATTCCCTTAAAGAACAATACGATAATTCTGAAGATAAAGCTTATCAAGATATTTTAAAAACAAATATGGAAAATCTATATGGAGTTTTAATAAAATTATCACAAGATATAAGTAATTCATTATCAAGTACAACTCAAGAAAAAAATGACTTAGTAACTAGTAATGATAATAATAAAGATATGAGAGAATTAAGTATTAGTCTTGGTAGAGGAAATAATGCTATTAATCAAGAACTTAATAAGATTAGCAAAAATGAAACTTATGAATCTGAAGAAACTGATAACTTATATAATAAAGCATTTGAAGATGCTGCTAAAAATAGACCTGGAATTGGTAAAAGTGAATTAGATGATGATCTTACAAATTTAGAAACTAGTATAGATACTGTTGGAAAAAACCTAGATTCTAGAGAATTAGAATCAATGCTAGAAATGTTAGATAAGATTAAGTATAGTTCAAAAGAAATTTCAGATACTAGCTTAGTAAATTCTGAAAATTTATCTAAATATATAGATGATATTAATGTTTCAGTTGATGACTTAGATGAAGCAATGTTTGCATTAGATTCAATTTTAAAAGATAATGACAAACAAATAATTAAAAATGATCAACTAGAAGATACTTTAAAATTATTAACTAATATTGATAATATTTTGAAAAACATATTAAGTAACCATGGTATTACTGGTGTTGAAAGAAATTTAACAGATTCCCAAGTTAATAAAATAGAAAATATTAGAAAGACAAATAAAGAAGTTGCTACTAAAATTTCTCAAACTAATGTTAATACTGATATTTCTGATATTCAAAAAAGAATGGAAGAATATTATTCAATAATGCACTATTCTAAAGATATATTTGAAAGAGAAAAACCACGTATAGGAATTAATGCTTTAAAAGCTGTAGATAAAATTGATGAAATTACATTAAACGACGCTGTAGGTAATTATTCACAAAGAGATAAAGGTGTTATTGGAAGATCTAATATTATGGATGATTTACCAAATTTAAAAGACACATTATTGAATATGAATGCTTTATCAAAAAATAAAGCCACTAAAGAAGATAGGATTTCTATTAATATGACAGAACTTCGTGATATGATAGAAGCTAGTAAAAAAATTCCAGAAGATGATTTACAAAAAAGAGGAGAAGCTGCCGAAGAAATAAAAGATAAAGTTCAATCAATTGAAGAATTATTAAAAGAATATACTGAAATAAGTGTTCAATTAAATGATACAATAAAAGATTTAGATATTGATAACTTAAGGAAAGTAAATAATACAGAAACAGATACAAAAGATTTTAGTTCATTATATGAAATGATATATGATTCTATTGAAAATGATGTTGCAACAAATAATTCTTTAATTGAAGTAATTGAAAGATTTGGTATGGACACTGATGAAAACTTTATTGGACTTTATAATAATTTAAAAACTACTTCTAAAGAGACAGCTGATAGAATTAATTCAAAATCTGGTGGTGGCTTATTCGGTACATCTTTAGGAGCTGGCGGAGGATTTGGTGGAATTGGTGGATTACTTTCTACAATAGGTAAAGGAATCTCAGGAATACTCGGTGTAGTATCTTCAATATTTAATACGGTTGGTAGAATTTTTGGAATTAATTTAGGAATTAGTTCTATGGTTAGTGGAACAGTTGATTACTATAAGAAATTTGGTCAAATGGATGTTGCTGGAACTCAAGCTCAAATGAAACAAGGAAATATATACACTCCAGGATTATTAGAATATAATAAAGATGTTGGAATTGAATTATATAAAAGAACTTATGGTTTAGTTGGGTATGATGAATATGCTAATCAATCAAATAATTTAATTTCTCAAGTTCAAGGTCACTGGGGCAACGATCAATCTAAAGTAGAAGGCCAAATGGATATGGCTGATTTATCTTATCCGGCATTATTATTAAATAAAGTTTATGATGTTGATTCTACATCAGCAATTAAAACATTCTATAAAGATATAGGAATGACAGCTCAAGAAACTGAAGCTTTTATGTATAAATTAGTACAAACAGCTCAAGTATCAAATATTCCAGTATCTGAATATGTTAAAACAATAGAAAATTTAGCTCTTAAATTTAAGGAACTAGGTTTAAATGCTGAAGTTGCAGATGTATCTATTCAAAATTTAATGTTACAAGGAATGGACTTTCAAACAGCTTCATCAATGACTGGAGAATATGGTAGTGCAATAAGTAGATTTTCTCAAGACAATGCTAGAACAGGTTTCTATGGAGTAATGTCTGGTCAATTTGATACAGTTTGGGAAGGTATGAAAGCTGCTAGAGATAGATGGAATGACGATGGTTCAGTAAAAGAAGGCTCATCAGAAATAGTTGCTAAAATGATAGATTCTGAATTAGGAATGTATTCAGGAATTTTGAATTCTAATGAAGATTATAAATGGACTTATATTCAAGATTACTTCCAAAAATTAGGATTTAGCGAAAAGAATTCAGCTATATTAACCAATAAATATACTTCTGGAGATATGAAAGGCTTTGGTGAATTCTTTGAAAAAGCTTCAGAAGAAGCTGAAGATGAAAATGCAGTTACTTTGGTAAATCAAGATCAATTAGAAGCTAAATTACAAGTTGCAGCTGACAATACAGATGAATTGACTAAAGCAAATTCAATGTTAGAAGCTACTCAAATGGAATTGGCTAGAGTTTCTAATAACATGATAGATTTAATTGGTAAGGGATTACAAAATACTATAGCTGCTTTAGGTGGAATAATGTTGAAATTAGCAGAAATAATTGCTCGCGCAGTTGATGCACTATCACCTTTATTAGGTAAATTAATAGAACATCCTATTGTAGCATTATTAGCTGCTATAGCTGGAAAATTAGGAATTAAAGGCATAGGTTCGTTATTAAAAAAATCAGCTACTGCTGCTGGTACATCTGAAGGAGTAGGTAGTAAACTTGTAAATTCATTAGCTGCTGGTTCAAAAACAGTTCCAATACTTAGTGGATTAATAGATAGCGGTACAAGTTTTGTGAACGATTATTTTCTAAATGATAAAACTGCGAAATATTCTGCTGGATCTGCTGCTGGTAAAGGAGTTGGTACTGCTGTAGGAGCTTGGGGTGGTGCCAAAGCTGGTGCTGCAATTGGTACTGCAATAGCTCCTGGAATTGGTACTGCAATTGGTACCGTAATCGGAGCAGTAGCTGGTGGAGCAGGAGGTCATTGGGCCGGTAAAACAGTAACTGAAAGTGCTATGGATTCTATGGGAGTTCAAGAATATAAAAATAAAGAAGAAAAAACAGTAAACAATTATAACGAATACAATAGTTCCGGTACTAATTATTCTACTAATCTTACTGGAATACTTACTGGTGAATCAGGAAAACAAAATGATTATACTAATGCTTTTTATCAATATACAGGATTAACTCCTTATGAAATTGAACCATATGAAAACGCATTTACCAATACCTATAATATTGATGATTTATATGAAATACAAGATACTCAAAATTCTTCTACTAATAAGTTATTAAATCAATATCAAATGTCTCAAGAAAGAATGACTAATTTAGTTACTGATAAAATTGAAGATGCTATTGATGGTAAAGAATTTAGAGATAATGGAGCTAAGATAGAATTAATAGCAGAAACTCTTCAAAATATGGGATATGATAGAGAAACATCTTATGAATTAGCCGAAAAATATGTAGGTAAAGATATGGACGGATTTAATCAAAAGATTAAAGAACTTACCGAAACAATGTCTGATGCAAATAAGAGAATTGCTTCAAATTCTTATACTTTTGATACTTCTGTGGCTGGTAGAGGAATAGCTGCAGCATCTACTACCAATAATAGTACTACTACAATTTACAATGCAACACCGCAAGCTATGGAAAGATTAGCTGAAGTTCCAGGTGCACCAGATAACAATATGACTTCTGGTCAATATGATGAAGTAATTAATTACATAAAACAAAATACACATCAATTAACTAGATCTGATATTGAAGATACTAATTATCAATCTATGGATGCTGCTACTAGAAAACAAGCTGAAATATTAACTAATATTTTGAACAGATATGAACAAAATTCAACTAGTACTTCTTTAACTCAAAATTTTGAAAAATTCAATGATGATACAATTTCAATATTAGAAAAAGAATTGAGTAAAGCTAATTATGCTAATAAAAATTATGGAATTGAATTATTTGGAGAAGATAAAGAAGAAGCCATAATGAATTTAATTTCTACTACAGCTCGAGATAAAGAAGGCTTATATGAATTACTTGCTCAAGAAAAATACAATCTTTCTGATGTGACTAACGAATTTAATAATAAATTCAAAGAAAGAATCGAAAGTATGGGAAATGCTTTTGCTAGAATGAATTATAGTCAAAAAGGATCAGCAGCTTTGCAAGCAGCACTTGAAGTAATTAATGAAATTTTAAAAGATACAAATAAACAAATTAACAGCAACACTGATGCTTTGAAAAATGCTAAATTAAGTATTGATACTGATGAAATTAATTCTAAATTGAGTGAACTTGGAATTAATACTAAAGCAAGTGATTTAGATGTAGAGGCTTTAGAAAATAAAAAAGCTCTATCAGCTATAAAAAATCAAATACTTCAACAAGATATTAAGAACAATATTAGTAACAATCAAAAAGTAGAAGATTCTTTAATTCAGAAAAATTATGCTATGACTAGTTCGTATGCAAATTCAGTAGACTATGTTCATGAATTAGTAGATCAATATAATTCAGTTGGAAGTGGAAGTTATTCAAAAGATTTAAGCACTTATCAAGATAACATTACAAAAACTTTATCAGATGGATTCTTAGCAAATTCTAGTAAGTTCAAAGATGAAAATGATTTATTTAAAACATTAGGCAGTGATAATAAAACTGTATTACAATTATCTTCATTAGCTGTAGATAATAAAGAAGAATTATATTCAGTTTTATCTAAAGTTGCTGGAAATGAAGGTAAAATTTCAGATTTAATGGAAAAACTTTATTCTGAAAATATGTATAAATATAGAGAAACAGTTGCTAAAGAAGGAACAGCACTACAAGGTACTTCTGAATATGAAGTAGCAGTAGCTACTCAAGTAATGAAAGATGCTCTTAAGAAAGAAAATTATCTAGAAGATAACGATAATAATTATGTTGAATATGGTACTCTTGAAAGTTTAACTAAGAATTTTAGAACTGATAAACTTACTTCTGCTGCAGTTTCAGATATTAATTTTGGAAAACAAGCTAATGTTCTTGATAAAGTAGATACTAAACATGATTCTATAATGTTACAAGGTAAAAGTTCAAATATCTATGGAGAAGGCGCAAATAAACTTGTAGGTGAACAAAGTTTAGAAACTCAAGAACAAATTCATAATACTTTAAATCAACAAATTGCCGAATCTCAAAATCAAGCAAATAGTGTAACTAATAATTTTGCAACAGTTATAGAAGCAGCTAATAATGAATTTGAATTATTACAAACAATTGCTAATATTGGAAATTATATATTAAATTGTTTAAGAGTTACTCAAACTTATAATAAAAACATTGCCGAAGACTTAGAAGATATAGCTAGAGCAAAAGTTACTATGAAAGTCAAAACTACTAATAAAACTAGTAATTCTGGTAGTTCTCATAAAGACAGTTCTAAATCAAATAAATCATCTGGTAGCCAAAATGCAAGTGCTGGCTCTGGTTTGGGAGATACTGCAGATGATTTTAAATTTACTGGTGGTATAAGAGGTTGGTTAGCTGGTGCTACTAATGGTTCAAACCAATCAAGTTCTAATTCTGAAACTTCTGTAATGCTTGGTGGTTCTATGGGTAGTGGTGGTTCTTCTGGAACTCCAATGGGATTAAGAGAAGCATTAAGTAAAACTTCTGGTGGCGCTTCTCATATAGCTTCAACTTCTGGTAGTACTTCTCATACAGCCTCAAGTTCTGGTAGTACTTCTCATACAACTTCAAGTTCAGGTGGTAGTTCAACACCAAGTTTACGTGGTAGCTTAAGAACAGCTTCAAATGCTGGTTCTACAAGTGCAATGACTGCAAGCTATGATGATGAGGCTATGGCATATGATTATAGTCCAAGTTCAGGATATTCAAGTAATCCAGTAAGTGCAGCTGCTTATACAGATTCAGATTATGGAATTAGTACTGCTGCTTATGATTATGAAAGCGATAGATCAGTATATGGCGGCGGCGGCGGAGAAAGCGGTTTAGGAAGCATTAACGAACAAATGGACCAATGGGACGATTTAGTAATTGAAATGGCCAATAAATACGGAATGGACCCAGCATTGATAAAATCAATAATTTATCAAGAATCTGGTGGAGATCCAAATGCTCAAAGTTATGCTGGAGCAATGGGATTAATGCAATTAATGCCAGGAACAGCTCAAGAAGTGGCAAATCAATTAGGATGGAGTAATTACGATCCATATGATCCAAGACAAAGCGTTGAAATGGGTACATATTATTTAAGTAATTTGATTAATACATATGGATTAGAAGGTCCTTCTGATGAAGCTACATACGCAAATGCTCTTGCAGCATACAATTGGGGGATAGGCAATTATTTGAACTCAGGTCAACGTAGTAATGTTGAATCTGGTAATTATTCTGGATTGCCTGGAGAAACACAAAACTATGTTTCAAACATTATAGGTATGTATGGACAAATTAGTAATGGTACAGGAAATTATAGCAGTAGTGGTAGCGGCAGTAGTGGTGGTTCACGTTATTCTGGTTCTGGACTATCAGCTCAAGAACAACTTGAAGCAAAATATAAAGACGTATTTGCTCAAGCCGAAATTTACGATATTGGAAGTTTAGAATATTCTAATGGTGCTACAGTTTATAATCCAGATAAATATGCAGGCTACGACCCATTAATGGACACAAGTGTTTATGATATGCAAGGATTAGCTAGACAAATTGGAGAAAGTTATAGTGGCCAAATTGATAAATATAAAGCAGATGTTGATACTGTTGCATCTAGTTCAGGAAGTCCTAGACATAATAAGCAAGAATTTAATATCAATATTAATGTTGGTGGAGGAACTGATGCAGTGGCTAGAACAGAAGCTTATGCACAAGCAGTTCAAGAAGCTATTACTCAAGTTACAAAAGAATACTATGGTACAACAGATGTTATAGGTGCGACTATCTATAATTCAAACAGTTCAAGATACTAGGAGGGGACTTATAAATGGCATATGGAGTGTTTGCTAATATTTCTACTTTAAGCGAATATAAACAATGGTATGATGCTAATGCGGGACGTAATGAAGAGTCCCCTTTTGGAGCATCTACTAGTACTACTCCTTCAGCTATAGAAATGTCTAATGCATATATGGCCTTAAAACAAAGAAGGCCATTTGTATTAGAATATTATGCAAAAGCTGGAGATACAACACCCAAAAGTATTACAATGTATATTAATCCAGAAAAATTATCTTTCAGTAATACTAAAATAATAGGAAAGGCTCTAACTAGGGGTGGAATTTTTTATCATCATTATGGTGATGACAATGGAACAATGCAACTTAGCGGTTCAACAGGTATGTCTGGAATGGCTGGAATTAAAATTTTAGAAGAATTATATTTTGCATCAGGAACACTTTTAAGATATAATAATTTTATGCCTCAACAAACATATGCAAATGTTGGATCATTCGAAGTTTATGATTATCAAGACCCAGTAGCAACTGCTGTTACTGTAAGTAGTAGAGGATATGTTTCTCCAGAGCAAAGTGCTAGAATAGTTAATAATATGTACACTGCACAATCAGCCAATGCTGTAGATATGAATGCTTATGAGCAAAGTGCTTATGTAATACAAAGTTTATCCAATAACTATAATTTAAATAATTACGTTACTAATGTTTTACAACAAGTAGCTAGTGAAGTAGCTCAAACAGATGCTAATAATTATTTAACATATGCTCAATACTATCAAAAAACTAAACAATTATTAACAGAAAGAGCAAAAGGTTATGATGAACGAGTAATTGAAGAATGGGCTTATGAACTTAGTCAAGATAAATATTACGAAAATTCGTCTATAAGAGATATTAATGCTAGTAAGATTAGTGCTTATGGATTATCTAGTGTTTCTTCACTATCTAGTAGAGCAGTAATGAATTCAAATATTAGAGCAGCTCAAAATTTTACTATTGATAGAACGCAAGCTTTGCAAGCTCATTTAGGGAATTTAAAAAATAGCTATGCTAGAGATGAAAAAATAAGAAATTCTTTAAGAAGCGGATTAGCTAATATTAAAGATATTTTACAAGATCAATGGTTGCCAAGATTAATTACAATTTATTTTGAAAATAATGCTTATTTAGGATTTTTTGAAACTTTTAACTATAGTAGAGATGCAAAAACCAATTTAGTTAATTATGACATGAAATTCGTAATCATTAAACAATATGAATTTAATAATGGTGACGATCCAAATAGATACGTTCAAACAACACCAACAATTACTCCAACTCCAGCTCCATCATCACCTCCTCCTTCACAACCTTCATATGATACGTATGTTGTACAAGAAGGAGATATATTGGAATTAATAACTGCAAGATTCTATGATTATTCTAACTATTCGGAATTGAGGAGGCTAACCGGGGGTTTGGCTAGCGTGAACGGGTTGTGGGACGCCGATTCAATCTATCCAGGAATGGTAATCCAATTGCCTCCAAAGTCAGTATTAGAAGAAGCGGCATCAAAAGCTTATAATGGAATACTTGGGGACGGACATTAAGAGAAACTATTAAAGTTTCTCTTTTATATTTATCCTATTTTTTAAATATGGAAAGAAAACGAAAGATTGGAGATTTTATATAGAATGGCAAAAATTAGAATCACGAAAAAATTAACTAAATATTGTTTTAGCAGAAGAACTGAACCGGTAAAGTATATCGTGGTCCACGGAAGTAGTGTCATAAATCAAAATAGAAATGCTCAATCTACTTCTGATTACTTTTGCTCAAAAAATAGACAAGAATCATATCATTACTATATTGATGATTTGAATGTAATTCAAACTATAGAAGACAATAATACTGCATTACACTCAAGTGATGCTGGAGTAAATGATATTACTAATGAGAATAGTATTTCAATTTATATTTGTAATACTAATGGTGGTATATCTTTAAAAGCTGAAAAAAAATTAATAGCTTTGTTAAAGTATCTATTGAAGAAATATAATTTATCTAAAAATGCGGTAATGCGTCATTTTGACGTATCTGGAAAACTTTGTCCCATAGGATTATCAATTAATAATTGGGAAAGATGGAGACACATAATATCTTTTTTGGGCAATGAAAAACCTATAGAAGATGTTATTAATGATAATAAAGCCAGGCATGCTCCAAGTGGTGTAGTTACTCCTTCGACTCCTTCAACTCCATCACAACCTGAATCTGGATCCGACCAATCTTCTCAAGGTAAAGGTAACGAGATTACATATATAAACAAAAATGATGGTATTCGTAATATTGACAATATATTAGGAAATATTGATGAAAAATATGAAGTATTAGACCATGTTGAAGTAGTTCAAACAGATCCAAATGAAAGAACAGTAACTAATTTTAAACAAGAATATACAATAATTATTAGAAAGAAAAAATATTATGCTATCAATGCTCTTGAAGGAGAAAATAAATATATAAGAATGTATCAAATAGATAATTTTACATCTATTAATACTTCTATAAGTTGCGTAGATCCGAACTCTGGTTCTTGTTCAGTTAGTATAGTTGGAGATACAAGAATAGTTTGTGCTGAAAGAGAAGATCAAGATACTGCTGGATGGAACGATTATGAAGATATGTTAGATTCTTGGTCTTATGAATTAGATGATAATAGCACTGTTATGGATGCAGATGGTAATTATTTGTATAATAACATTTTATATGATAATATAAATGATATGAAACGAGCTAAATATGGATGGAGAATAGCAGAAAAGTGCGATTGGGAGCCTATGGATGAGATTCACATTTATGCAAAATCTAGACGTGTCAAAGAACATGATGGTAAATTTAAAGTAAATAAGATATTTTTCGGTTATATATCAGATGTGACAAAATCTTATACAGCAGGTAAAACATGCCCATCAATTACTATAAAAGCTGAAGATCATTTAAAATTAATGAAATATTCTTTTATAGCTACTAAAATGTCTCAAAATTATATGACTGCTGTAGCTGCATCACATTATGATAAAGATTATGCTGGAAATATAATTATAGATGATAATGCAAATGCGGATGAAAATAGCCCACAAATTGGAGCATCACCTTTTACTAATGTATTTGCTGGAAAATATCCATATGAAATTATAGAAAGATGCGCTTTAGACTCTGGTATACCAGAATCTTATATTAATAAAAGAATAGAAAAAATAAAAAGAATACCATTCATGCCTTATTTAAAAGAAAATATAGTGGAAATTTTTACTTCTGATATTGAAAGTAGATTAACTTTTTGTAAAAATGCAGCTGACAAAACTTTATTAGAATTTTATGCTGATGAAGAAGGACAATTAGTTTTAAAAATACCTAATTGGGTATTAGGAATTAATCATATTCCTGCTAATAATAATTTTGTTGAAGAAAGAATGACTCAAGAAGAAAGAGAAATGGTTAGAAATGGTGGTAATTATGTTACTACTATAGAAAGACAAGTGACCGAAAAACAAACAGTAACTGAAAATGCTTCTGAAACAATTTATCATACAGTAGTGCCAGGAGATACATTGTGGGATATAGCTGCACAATATTACAATGATAATTTTGAATGGCCTACAATTTATGATGCAAATAGTGGTCAAATAGCTGATCCACACTGGATTTATCCAGGTCAAGTATTAATAATTCAAAGAGGTACAACTGTTACTAAAGAAGTAGATGTTGTAAAAACTGTTACTGAAACAAGAACTGAAAGACATACAATTGCTAGTATTACAGATAAATATATACCAATAATTTATGATGATGAAGTAATTAGCTTTACTTTATGTGATTCAGATGTTCAACTATCGAACTGTTTTCAAATTACAGCTGAAATACCACTTGAACAAAACCCATTACCAGTTCAAGTTACTAGAGTTGTACAAGATTGGTCTAGTATAATAAGATTTGGTATGAGACCAGTAAAAGCTATAAGTACGCCTTTACTTAATTCAGAAGTTGGTGCAATATTATATGGTACTATGATGGTAGCAAAAACAGCTTCTTATAGATATAGAGGATCTTTAAATATGATCGAAGATTCTTCTATAAAAGTTGGAGATCCAATCAGAATGTTTATATATGACGAACATCCTTATAAATTTACTAATAAGTATTTAGATATAGATAAATATATATCAATTTTTTACGTTGAAAAAATAGATAGAACAATTTCTCCATCAGATGTTTCTACTATGACACTTACATTATCTGCTGGTAGAATGATTGGAATGGATTCAGTTTATGATAAAATGTATCTACTTTATAAAGACTATTTTACTGAACCTTCTACAAATTCTTCTAGTGAATCATATTGGGAACAATATGGAACAGGTGGAACTGGTGGAACAGGTTCTAGCGGATCTGGAAGTAGTAGTGGAAAAGGCGGAGTTACAGCTTCTGGTTCAGGAGAAGGAGTTCAAGTTGCTAATTTTGCTTTAAGTTTTGTAGGTTATCCATATGTTTATGGAGCAACTGGACCTGATTCATTCGACTGTTCTGGATTAATGCAATATGCTTATTCTCATTTCGGATATTCTATAGGAAGAACAACATATCAACAAGTTTATGAAGGAATTGCAGTAAGTACTGGAGAATTAGTTGCTGGAGATTTAATACTTTTCTATGATGGACCTTCACATGTTGGAATGTATATTGGTAATGACCAATTTGTTCATGCAGCCAATGAAGAACTTGGTGTTAGAGTAGATACTTTATCAGGATATTATGCAAATAACGTTTATAATTGTAGGAGAATAATCTACTAAAGCCTATTTTGAAAACATTACAAACTATTTCTACAATAGAAATGAAAAAAGTTAGGAGTGAATAATTAGTGGCAGAACAACAACCAAAAATTAATTTAGACTATTTAAGTGCTCAAAAAGCCACAGCTGATTTTTATAAAAGTCAATACTTTTCTAACAGAAAGCCAGTTAATGTTGATTCTGAAGGTAATGATGAATTTAGAATCAGAGTTGGTGTAATTGATAATTACATGATTGAAAGAAATGGAAAAATTGAAGATCCATTAAATATAGATAGAGTTGTTAATATGAAAAATGGAAAGGTTGCTATTAGATGGTTAAGCTATAATGGTGGAATGTTAAGACCAGAAAGTTATGGTTATCCATCTGCTGGCTATCCACAAGATTGGAAATATATACCAAGCAAAGATAGTAAATATCCAGAAAAAAGAACTTTAGATTGCTACAACCATGATAAAGCGTCTGATAGAGAAATCTTAGATTTAAGTCATGCATTTATATGGGCGAATGACAATAATTGGTGTGGAATGAATAGTTTACCTCCTGTTGGTACTAAAGTTGCAATTGGATTTTTAAAAAATAATCAACCAGTAATTTTAAGTTGTATTCAAACAAACTATAAAGTTTGCAGACCTTATTTAAAACCAGGGGAAACTTTAATTAAGGGCTATGGAAATAATTATGTACATTTTAGACAAAGTAACAAAATAGATATTCATGCTGATTCAATAAAAGGTAAAATAGATATAGATGATCCTAGGAAAAGAGATACTTATCCAAATACTATAGATATGTGGATGAGATTTGACTGTTATACTAGAAATCTATTGTTAGATGTAAATCAAAAAGATACAAATGCAATATATAGAAGTACTATGGAATTAAAGCCAGAAATGACTAAAATTACTGTAAAAAATGATAAAGTTGAATCTTTTGGTACTTTTACTCCAAATGAAATTTTATTAAAATCTAATGATGGAAAACTTTATGTAGGAGACGAAACAATTTTACAAAACGGTAATGCGAAACTAAAACTTACCAATAATTTAACTGATATAAATGTAGATATGAATTTGCGTAAAAAATTAAGTATACCTCGTTATTCTGACGTTTCTTCTACTTTAACTTCTATATTAAAAAGAATTAGTGCCTTAGAAAGTAGAGTAGCTTCTACTGAAAATAGAATTACTAGATTAGAATTTAGATTATCATCAGCTGAGAGTAACATTAATTCTTTGAAAAATAGAACTTCTTCACTTGAAAATAGAACAAGAGCTGTGGAAAATAGATGTAATACATTAGAAAGTAGAACAAATAGTATACAAAATAATTTAGTTTCATTAAGTAACAACTTATCTAATTTACGTACTACAGTAAATCAATTATATGGTACAATTAATTCAATTAATTACACTGTAAATTATAACTCTAATAGAATTACATGGTTGGAGATGAGAATTTAAGATGAGTAAAGATATGATGATTTTTAATCTTTGTGACCATATAATAGATGGTGAAAAATACACTAAAGAAGATTGTCCACTTTGTTTAGGCAAAGATTATTATTATGATATAGCTTTTAATGAAAAAGGTTTAGTTGAAATGTGTGAAGATGAAATCAAACTTCAACAAGAAGTTTTAAAAATTCTCACAGATATTAAAGGCGGAAATAGATTTTTTGTAAATTATGGAAATTCTTTAAATAAAGAGATGATCGGTAAAAAGAAAAATGAAGCTACTCAGCAAAGAATTAAAATAGCTTTATATGATACTTTACAATATTTAAAGAATGTTCAAATAAACAATAAGATTTTGTTTAATAATATGACTAATGAAGAAATTATAGAAAGTATAGACAATATAATTGTTAAAACTACTTCTAATAATACGTTCAAAATTTTAATTAGTTTTAGCAATGCTAGTGGTAAAAAATTTACACAATGTATAGAAATTTAAAGGAGGATAAAGAATGGCAAACGCAAAAACGTTAAATGAAGTTATTATTAGTTTAATAAGCAACATCCATAGTGCTTTGCCTCAAGTAGATATTAAAGAAGGGACTTTTTTGCGAGATGCTATAATTAATCCTGTATCTGCTGAAATTGCAAACATTTATGGTCAACTTAATAGAATGGATATGGCACAATCTGTTCTAACTGCTATGGGAGAAGATTTAGATAAACTTGCTGCAAATTTCTTTATAACTAGAAAAGAAGGAACAAAAGCTAATGGAACAGCTAGATTTTATTTATCTAACACTCAAATAGCTAATTTAAGTATAGACTATAAATATTCAGATGTTTATATCCCAAAAGGAACTGTCTTGAGTACTAAAGCTTCAGCTGGTTCAGTAGCTACTCAATTTGAAGTAATTAATGGTATATTGATAAGTGGTGATACAATACATAATCTAGAACGTGACGAATCAGGTTATCAGTATGTAGATTTATTATGTGAATGTACTGATGTGGGACTAAAAGGAAATATTGGTAGTAGAGAAATTGTATCAATGTCAGGAACAGTAATTAATGGAATAGAATTTGTTACTAATGTAAATACTTTTAAAAATGGTAGTGATAAAGAAGATGATATGTCTTTAGCTTTAAGAATTTCATTAGCTATTTTTGGTTCTAATATAGGTACAAAAAATGGATATTTAAGTTTTATTTTAAAACAATCTCAAGTAATTGATGCTAAAGTTATAGGATCTGGCGATCCCGAAATGAATAGAGATAAGGTAATTATACTTGATGATAATAATTTACCAGTAGAAGCTCATCCAGGTGGATGTGTAGACATTTATGTTAGAACTAATACAACTTCTGATCATTCAATAATGAGAACTATAGTAGATAAAGATTTTAATGTAGATGAGAATACAGTAGAGGTAGATATAACTGAAGATATAAGAGGATTTAATCCAATAATAGATATTAGAGCTGTTGTCGGCAGTAAGACAATAAATGGTATAACTAATTACGTTACATATAGTGAAAATGATATTAATGCTAAATACGAATATGGAGTTTATACAGATACTGAAAGACGTAGCGATTTGAGAGGTAGCACTAAAGAAAGTTGTTATATAAAATTTAATGGCACTACAAAACCAGAACTAGGAGAAAAATTAGAAATTAGATATACTTATAATAATGGTATTGCAGAGCTTCAAAATTCCATAGAACAAAATAAAGTTTTAACTGCAGATGTTTTGATTAAAGCTGCTCAAAATATAGATGTTAAATTATATTTGAATACTAAAATTTCAAAATATTACAATGTTAAAGATATTGAAAGTACTATTAATAATGCAATTTCTACTTATATAAATGGTAAAATAAGACTAGGTTCAAGTGTAGATATAAGTGATATAGTTTATATAGTTAAGGGAATAGATGGAATAAAAACTATTGATATGACTTCTTTAGGTTTTAGTTCTGGCAATAGTACAGAATTGGTTCAAATAGTTAATTGTAAATCAAATCAATATATTAATTTAGAAGAAATTGTTATGAACACATCTTATGAAGATTAGGGGGGGGTGTTTAGATGAAATATTTTTTTTAAAATTGATTCTTTGAATTATCAGTCTAAATTAACTACAGATAAAGAACGATATAATTATGGTAAAAACATATATGATAATATAGCAAAATATTGTGCAGAATCAAATTGCTATAATTTAATTGATAAAATTACTTTAACTGATGCTCAAATGACTAACTATATAAATACTGGAATTTTGAATAATGGTGGAACTTGGAATATTAGTGATAAGACAGAATTCAATAAGTTATTTATCATGAATGATTCATTAATTTTAAACAATAGTACTAAAATTAATCTTACTTGTTGTTTAGATGTTAATATAACTAGTTCAAACATTCCACTAATTGGAGATTTCTTTAACAAAATAGTCAATGACGATAATTTTTTATTTATAAAGCAATGGCAAATAACATATTCTGACACAGGAGATTATAAACTATATATTGATTTACTTTCAAGTATTTATAAAACAGTAAAGAAAAATAATATAAGATTAATTTCTCCAAATATAAGTAATTTGAGTGACGAATGGTTTTTAAAAAGTCTAACCTTAGATATAGCAAACTATATAGATTCATATTGTTTTAATTTTAACGATATTGTTAATCATGATGCATTATATAATATAGATGAAAATTTCTTAGAACAAATAACAAGCATTTGTAAAAATAAAGAAATTTTAATGAATGTTTCTTTCGCTTCAAATGATAATTATTATAAATATTATAAAGACATTACTACTGCTTTAAAATTATATGAAAATGGAATAGTACCTATAATTTACAATTTATGGAATTATCAAGAAGATGAACTTTCTTTATTAGGATTAGATTTTAATGATAAAAATAATTTTAATTATTATAATTTTGTTTTTTCAGAATTAAATGGATATAATTTAGCTTCTGTTGCTATGAAAATGTATGATAATGGTAATATAGAATCTAGCTCATTTACGGATGGAAAAAATAATGTACTTTCTATTCTATGGTCAATTAGTACATTACCAGAAATTTTTGATATAATCCCAAATCCTAATCAATATTGCAAAAATATTGATTCAAATGTATTTGTAAAAATTACAAGTAATTATGAATTTGATAATACAGACGGTTTTCAATTTTTAATAATTAAACAACAAGCTTATAATGAAAGTATAAATTATGATGAATTAAATGCAATTATTAGAAATAAATTTATATTAAATGATAACCATAATAATAGTTTACTTAACTATTTACCTAGTACTTATAATGTTTTAGAATGTACTAATTTATATAAAATTATAAGAGCAATTAGTTTGGAATTAGCCGATTTGAGTTCACAAATGATAATAACAAAAGAAAATGCTTATTTAACTACAGTACATGAAAAAGCCATTTATGAAAATTTTGGAGTATTGGTAGAATTAAGTAAAAAGTATAATTGGAATTTAGAAAAATATAGAGCTTTAATTTCAGGAATAATTAAATCAGTTTTAACTGGTCCCACTTTACAATCTATAGAAGACGCAGTGAACTTATTTATTAATTATGATTATAAATTAAATGGTGGAACGAAAGTAGCTAATATTACAATTGAAGAACTTTATAAAGATGATAGTTTACCAATGACAAATTACAATAAAATGATGTCAATGTTTACTTTTATTGTTTATGTAGAAAATTTAACTAGTGATAATCCTTTTATAGATGATGAAACTTCTGAAGATGTTAAAAATGTAATAGATGTTTTAAGGCCAGCACATACTTTGGCATATTTACAAACAACATTTACTAGAGATGAATACTATAGAGATTGGTATTACGAAAACAAAATTGATGATTACGGTAACAATAAGAAATTTGAAAATGCAGATGAACTTGAATTACAATATACAGTTGAAATAGAAGATAACTATAATGAAACTTCTTTAGGTATGTTCAAAATTTTTGGCTATACTGAAACTTTTGATAGAGGGGTTTATACTAGAGAAGGAGTCGGATCTCTTATATATCCTGGAGATGTAAGCTACTTAGATACAACTGATGATGAACATTTTTCTGTACAAATTAATAATGGAAAAAATACGATTAATACGCATATCAAATGTGATATCTACCCGTTAGCAATGAGAAACAAAATCATAGAAGAAACTTTTACTTTAACTTAGGAAGGATCTAATGAATGAATCTTCCTATTTTTTTTATAGATTGAAGAGAGATTTTAAAAAAAATGAAACGGAGGAATTTGAATGGCTATTCCAAATGTTAGCTTTAGGTCTTACAGAGGAAAATCTTCTAGTAACAATTCCCGTTATTGTGATATATATAGTTCTGTAAAATTTGGATCTTCAGGATATGTATTAGAAGACGAAATGAATGAAGTACAATGGATTCAAGCAGAACAAAGAGCAAAATCAATTAGAGCGATAATGAGTGGAGGTTTTATAAGAGAACCTAAATTTGTTACATTTACTAAGAGCGGAACAGATGTAAAAATTAATATTAATTCAGGAGATTTAGTTTCAATTGGTGGTTATGTAGTAGAATTACAAGCTGCTTCTAATGTAGTTTGTTCAAATGGTGATGACTTATATGCTATACTTAAATTTAAATCAGTACGTATAGGGAATGACCCTAGAATTAATAGAGAAACAACAAGAAGAATTCAACCAGTAATAACTTATTCTAGTGTACTACCAGCAGGAGCAACTTCTTTTGGAACTGACGATAATTATTTTAGAATATTTAATCCACAAAATATTGATCAAGATGATAGTATAGATATTTATGCATGTAAAATTTGTAAAGTAATTAATGGTGGAGATAATTTAAAATTTTATAGAGCAGAATATTTTCAAGTTCCAGTAAAAGGAGCTATACGAAGTACATTCTCAGATACAACTTTGCCAGTTAATGAAGCTACGCTAAAATTTGATAATACTACAAAAGTTTTGTTAAGTGGAGAAACAGCTACACAAAATTTACCTACTTGGCATGGAAATGCTCATATAGATGAAAAAGATTATACAGTAAATGCTGGTTTAGCTGCAGATTGTTTATGGAATCCAGCTACAAAATTTTATGTGCAAGTAGACGATGGATCTCATACTCCAGGAAGTATTGTAACATGGACTAATAATACTACTATAGATGGATTAGTAATTGATATAGCAAATAAATTAAGTCCTGGTGCTAAAATTTCATTAATTGATGATGTTATAGCAACTCCAGATGTCCCTTTTACTGGTGAATCTGATTATACATTAAAAGCTAGTTTAAAAATACAAAATGGATTAAGACCAACTGAAGGAGTGACATTTACAAAACCATTGGCACCTCAAGAATTTTATAATGTCTTTACGGTAAATGAAAAAGGTGTAGTTACATCAGCTAAAAAAGCTACTACTTTAGCTGATATGGGAATAATTGAGTTTAACACAGTTGACGCTAAAGATTGGAATTTTTTAAGATATGATGAATTTAATTCTCAATCTTGGATCGCAAAAGCTGGTATAATTTCTAATTTAGATAAAAACTTTGTTTATTCTACAGATGATGGTATTTTAAATGGTTCAGTAGCTGGACAAACTTATTCTCCAACAGATAATACTAGATTGAATTATAATGGCTTTTTCTATGCAACAAAAATATTTAATGCAGTTTACAACGACTTAGCGGAGTTATTTGAAAAAGATGATGCTGAAGAGAATATAGAACCTGGCGATGTAGTTTGTTGTACAAGTGAAGGAAAATTTACAAAATCAAAAGTTGCTAATAGTAAATTAGTAGTTGGAGTAGTTTCAGATACTTATGGACATTTGTTAGGAGGAACTGGAACAGCAATAGATAAAACTAACTATGTTCCAATTGGATTATCTGGAAGAGTAAATGTTAAAGTTATTGGAAAAGTTGAAAAAGGAGATTTGTTAGTATCTTCTGACATACCTGGCGTAGCGATGAAATGCAATGAATATATGCCTGGAATAATCATTGGTAAAGTTCTAGAAAACAAAGATTCTGAGGATATAAAAAGAATCAGTATGTTAATACTAAATTCTTAGAAAGATGGTGTAAATTTGGAAGGTTTTATCCATATAGAAGCTTTTGACGAAAATAATGAAAAATATTATGATTTCGAAGATCACAATATAATAGTAGATAATTCAGCAGCAATAATGGCTTTATCGTTATCAGATAAAAAGTACGGAGTAAATACACTTTTTATTGGTGATGGTGGTAATATTTTAATGAATTATGAAGGTACAGAAAAATTAGGTAATGAAATAGATGCAATAACAATAGCTAACTCATTAACTGTAAGTGGAAAATCTATAGTTTTGAATGGACTTAGTTTAAAAGTTGGTACTTTACCAGCAGCTAAAATTATAAATGAGTTTGCTTTAGGATATAGCAATACAGATGGTGAAAAGATTCTTTTCAACTACAAATTCTTAACAACTACATTAAAGGTTAATACTGGTAGTACTGTTAAAGTTAGTTGGAAAATTAATTTTTAGAAAGGAGCATTTAAATTGGAACAAATCAATAAACCACAAGGCTTTATTAAAATTATTATTACTAATAAAAAAACTGGTGCTACAGAGAAAATCTCTATTAAAAATATGGTTGTTCAAAGTGCTTCTTCTATATTAGCAAATAATGTAGCTAGAACTGGAAACAAGAGAGTTACCAAAGCAGCTTTTGGTTTAACAGATCATTTTACTGAGAGAGATGACGTTACAGCACTTTGGAGTGCTACAAAGACTGAATTAGAATTAGAAGAAACTTATTTTGTAGACATTAATAGAGAACCAGTAGATACATTTAGTAAAAATGGTGGTTCTTATCTAGTAAAAGGAATTTGTTTTTGTTTTAAGACAGATAATATTCCTGGTGGTACAAAAGTTACTGAAGTTGGACTATTTGCTAATGATGATACAATGTTTTCTTATAAACCAATTAATAATTTCATTACACCACCAGATAGTATAGTTTCTGTTGAATGGACAATCATGTTTTAAAAAGGAGATATATATGAGTGCATTAAAAGAAGAATATAACATAGATAAATGTTCCGGCTATGTTACTTTAATTGCTCATACTGGAGAATTTAATTATGATACAGATGAAGTGGAAAATGGAGAAATTTTAGGTCAAATGACTTTAAAAAATCTAATAGTTAATTCTTCTAGTGCAATTTTAGCTGGTGCAGTAATACCCAACTCTAATGTAAAGATAACTCATTTGGGAGTAGGAATTGGAAATAATAATGGAAAGATACCAAGTGAAGATGTTAATAAAACTGAATTAATCCATGAAGTAAGAAGAACAAAGATAAATAGAAGTGGATATATAGATGCTAATGGAAATAATACAAATGATAGAAAACTTATAAAAGGTTGTGTTTTAAAAACTACTTTAAGTAAACTGTCAGAATATTCTTTAGTAGAGATGGGATTGTTTGGAGGAACAGATAATGAGGCCGAAACAATAGGGGGAGGAATTATGTTTAACTATAAAACATTTAGTACTTGGTCTATTTCAGATACTGCCTCATTAACTGTAATTTGGAGGATTTATTTCTAAATGAAAAGATTAATTGCAAAGGATAACAATTTACAAATAGGTGATTTTGTTTACTTGAAGAACTCTCCAAGTGATAAATTAGCATATGAAATAATAGATATTGGTGACGATGGAAAACTTTTAATCAAAAATGAAACTGGTGGTTATGTTGGAATCAACCCAAATACAGTTGAAAAGATAAGGTAGAATTTTTAAAAATTTTACCTTTTTGTTTTCTTTTTTAAAGACTTAGTATAATATAATTATATAAATTTTTGAAAGGATGATACAAAATGGCCAAAAATCAAAAAAGTTGGAATGACAAATTCAACAAGATAGTAAGTAAAGAATTGAGTTTAGAAGATGCCTTTGAATGGAGATTTGCTTTAGAAGAAAACAAACAAGATAGTTCTCTTCAACTTAATTTACGCCAATTTCAAATTGCAACTTATGAAGGAGCTTATGAAGGACCAACTAAATCAGGATTTGTTTTAAAAATCAAATCTAAGGAAGATTTTGAAAAATTTAAGAAATTTATGATTGAATCGTTAGAAGAAGTAGAAAAACACATCTAAACTATGAAAGGAAATAATACAATTTGATAAGATTAAAAATAGACAATAGCTATACTGAAATAAGTGGAATGAGTCCAGAATGTAAGAATAAAGTATTTGAGAAACTATCGTTTGTTGTGGAGGAATATAATTCTCCATATTTAAAAATTCGCCATCTATATAATAGAAAAACGAAGAAAACATACACTGGTTTACTTAGTTATGTTTTTGAAATTTTTGATGAAAGGGGAGAAGACTATGAAATAATTGATAATAGAGTCCCTTGGGAACCAAATGCAGATTTTAAATTGGTAGAATATATTGATGAAGAAAAAAAAATTAAATTAATTCCTAGACCTTATCAAAAAGAAATAATTAATAGAGCTACTCCAAGAGAATGTATTCAAGCTGCAACCGGAGCCGGTAAAACTTTTATGATGGCTGGCTTAATTGCAAAATTTAATGTTAAACCAGTTAGCGTTTTTGCAGATAAGATTGGTCTTTGTACTCAATTAAGAGATGAATTTGAAAAATTTTTAGGAGTAAAAGTTGGATTAGTTGGTGGAGGCTATAATGAAAAACAAGATATAACAGTTTATTCAATTCAATCAGCTAAAGAAGAAGACATAAAAGATTCTAAATTAGTTATGGTGGATGAATGCCATCATATTTCTTCTACTACTTTTGTAGACGTTATGAATATGTGTAAAGATGCTTATTATAGAATAGGAGTTTCCGCTACACCTTGGAGAGATTCTGGAGATGAACTTTTAATAGAAGCAATGTTGGCTAAAAGAAAACCAGAAAATGATGTAAATGCTTCAAAATTAATAGATTTAGGATATTTAGTTCCATGTAATATTAATATAGTTACTGTAAACGGTACTATAAAAGGAAAAAATTATCAAAAAGTTTATAATGAAGGAATAGTTAATAACGAGAATAGAAATAGAAAAATTGTAAACATTGCTTATAATATGTATAAGCGGAGAAATGCAAAAACTTTAATTTTAATTAAATTAGTAGAGCATGGAGAAATACTTTTAGAGAAAATTAAAAAAGTAATTCCACAAAAAACCTTTGAAATAGAAGTAGAAAACAAAAGTGGAAAATTAGTTAAACAAGAAGTCTCAAATATAGAATTTTTATCTGGCAAAGATGATTTAATTAGAAGAAAAGCAGTTTTAGCTGCAGCTAGAGAAGGAAAGGTAGATATACTAATCGGATCTACTATAGCTGATGAAGGATTAGATGTACCAGCTTTAGATACATTAATTTTAGCTGGTGGAGGAAGATCTTCTACAAGAGCTTTTCAAAGAATAGGAAGAGTCTTAAGATTATATAAAGGAAAAACAAGAGCTACAGTATTTGATTTTGATGATAGAACAAATAGAATGCTTCAAAACCATTCAAAAGCGCGTATGAAATATTATCGAACAGAACCAAGATGGAATGTTCAAAGTTTTAATGTTAGAATTTAGGATATACTACAATATGGCACTTCACAGTCCAAACTAAAGATGGTGAAGTGCCATATTATTTTAAAGACTCTATTTACAAAATTAAGAAAATAGTTTATAATTAAATTGTAAAAAGGTGTAGATCTTTAGTTAAATCAATTATTGTAGAATTAAATTTTGTATTTATTTTTTTCTAAACTTTTTTATAAATTGTGTTAATTTTTTCGAAGAAATAGTATATAATTAAAGTATAATTGGTTAGGAGGTTAAATAAAATGGGTAAAAGAATAGAAGAACAAGAAAGCATATTTGATTTTGACAT